ATAGCGGTGCCACGCGGGTCTAAACAAATGACCCCACCCCCGGGCCCCCTTACAACTTGACATTAATCAACGTCAGACCCGCCACCGGCCTCACCGATTACAGGTGTTACCCATGTCCCGACCTTGCTCGGCGTTCTCGCGCCGTCTTGGCGTTGCCACATGGGCACCCCCCGGTGGGCAACCGCCCATCCCTACTCGACGGAGGCCGTTATCCTCGCGAGTCTCGCTCGCGCGGTCTTGCGATTGCTGCATGGGGTGCAGCGCAGGCGCACGTTGTTCTCGTCAAACCTCGCGCCGCCATCCTCGAGCTCGATGATGTGATCGCCTTGAATGCGACCTTCGGTCTCGCCGCAATCCTCGCAGCGGCGCCCACGTTTTCGTCGAAGGCGTCCGATAAAGGCGCGCCACGCCGCTGACTGGTAGAACGCCATGTTCCTCCCGCCCTCGCTTGGCGGAGCCGAGACGCGCCACGCCGCCGGCTTGAGGCGAGGAGCTCCCACCTTCACTGCCATCGCCATAAACCCTTTGCACGCCGCGTCGTCATTACCATGAGCAACGTGGCCTGCGCCGCGTAATCCATCCCCTTGATCATCGTCCGCAACGGGCCGAGATCGAGCGTCGCGACCAGATGCATCGCCGTCCCAGCCTATCGCATGAGTTTTGGGAGTTTACATGATCGCCTCCCGTTGAACTTCGGGGGGCGAAATCGGGGCTCAAACGAAAAGCGCCGCCATTGCGGCGGCACTCGGAGCCAAATCGATTGGCTTCTCGCTGATTACGCCGCCTGCTTCGGAGGCCGCTGGCCTAGCTCCCGCAACGCGACGTGGCCCACTTCAAAGATTATGGGTGTGAGCCGACCGAATATGTTGATATCTACCTTGACGATTCCGCACTCGTCAATAGCCGAGACGCCGCCCAAATGCCCCTTAAATGGTCCATCGGTTACTTCAACGACCGCGCCACGTTTGATTTTAGCCACTTGCGGCGATTTAACCGGCTTGTTCTTGCGCCAAAATAAAATCTGCTCATCCGGGATCGGGGATGGCGCATCGCCCCGTTTCGAGCGCAGGATCGAGTGCACCAGCGGATTACGCTGTTTGTCCGTCAGATCGAGAATCGCGCTCTCCACCGCAGGGTTCATTTGGCATTTCACGAAGAAATATCGGCCAAACCTTGGCTCCTTGCGCGTCACCCGCGTGGAATTCGACGCCAGCGCGCCAGCCTTGTTGTCCATTTTCGACCGAATAGTGCTTCGCGCCGGATCAAGCGGACGCCATACATCCGGCATTGTCTGCGCCAGAATCAGGCAGGCCGAAAAATCCCGCCCCTGCTCCGCCTCGACCACATACCAGCACAAACCATCCATCCAACGCAACCCATCCATTCCCGCCTCCATTCGCCAAACCGCTGAAAAGATTGAAGCTGTCAGACCTGTCATACCTTTTATTATTGAGACTAAAAGGTATGACACTAATAACCCGCTGTTCTCGCTAGCATTGTCAGACCTGTCAGACCTGTCAGACCTTTTTCGGCCAACCAAGAACGCAATTCAAAACCGCATCACTCCGCTGCGAGTTTTCGCCTCGCGCGCGCGAGGGAAAAAGGTCTGACAGGTATGACAGGTCTGACACTCCCTTTAATTTCAGGAGCTTACATGTGTCAGACCTTTGAAATCATTCACGAAAAGGTCTGACAGGTCTGACAGTTTCATTGATGTAAGTCATGATCGCCCCCCTCTTCGCCGCCCTCGCACCAGTCGACCGCCTGCCCCAACGCGCGTTGGAACTCGCCCCGCGCCTCTTCCAGCGAGGGGAACTTCCAGCAGTTGACCCGCTTCATGACAGTCGTCATGCGCCCGTCCGCGCCCTCTTCCTCGACATCCTCGGTGGAGCGCACGACCTTTAGCGCCGGCAGCAGCCGCCGCATGCGCATGCCGAACTCGGTTTCGCCGGAGCGCCGCCGCACGCCCTGCTCTTCCGTCGTGCGGGAATAATCGCGATAGAGCGTGCGTATCGGCAGCGCGTTCATCCGCCACCCCACCGCGCGATGGGTCTGCGACCCGTCCATCAGCCGCCCGAGCCACCACGCCGCGAGCGGATCGAGCGAGCGCACCTTTTGTTCCAGCAGCGCGCCGGTTTTCGGAATATTGCGCAAATTCGGCGCGTCCGGCGCGTCGAGATCGAGCTCGAGCAAATCGGCCAGCAGCGCCTCGCGCCCGCCCGCGCTCATCTCCGCGTCCATCGCGCGGAAAAACTTGTGATCTTCCTTATTGCCCTCGCCGACGTCGAGCACGCAAAAGCGCCGCTCGTCCATGCCGGCCGGAATGACCCAATCCTCATTCGACGAGATCAGCAGCCGGATGTAATTCGCCAGCTTGATGGGATCGACCCCCTTGGCCTCGATCATCTGCTCCGACGAGGTGATCAGCCCCTTGAGCCGGCCCTCGGCCTGCTTGTCGCCGGCCCAAAAGCCTTCGTCGACCAGCATTAAAATGCACCAGGCCATATGTGCGTTGAACTGGCCCGTCACCAAATGTGGCGAATCGATCGAGATGTAATGCGACGAGAACAGCGAGCCGATGATCTCGCCGACCTTTGACTTGCCGGTGCCCATGCGCCCGCGCATGACCAGCGCCGTGCCGATCCGCTCGCGCGGCCGCTGGATCAAATGGGCGAACCAATGCCACACCCATTTGAAGATCACGTCGTCGCCGGCGCAAATATTGGCGCGCAAATGGTCGTGAAACTTGAAATATTTGGCGGAGCGATCGGCCGCGCGCTGCCCCGTCCCCTTGACCGGAGGCTCGGGGTCGGGGACGACCGACCAATGCCGCCACAAATTGAAATAACCGGGCGTGCCCGGCGCATTGTCGCGATCGGGGAAAAACTCCACGCCGTCATATTGCCGGCGGCGCGGGGAATTCAGCCAATAAGGCGCATGCTTGCGCGTTTTCCAAACGTCTTCCCATTCGCCGGTGATGACGTTCCTTTCCCGCGCGCGAAAGCGCTCGGTCCGGTTTTGCATATAGGCGGAGAACGCCGTGCGCGACAACATGCGGATGCGGTCGCGCTCTGGCGCTTCGGGCTGCTCGCGCATGATCACCGCGTCGCGGCCTATCAGCACGAAGAACCACTCGCGGTTCATCCGGTCGATCAAATCGCCGCCGGAGCCGTCGTCTGGACCGCCATGCGCGTCATCCGGCGGCGGCGGATCGTCGGGCGGAGGCGATTTACCGCCGCCCTTGCCGCGAGACGGAGACTTCCGTTTTTTTTCGGCGTCTTTCTCAAGCTCCGCGCGCGGCGAAAAAACGATAACCTCCGCGCTCTCGACAGCCTTGACGATTTCGTCGGTCATTTTTCGCGCTCCTCCGCGCAAAGGGACCAATCCCAAAAACCCTGCATACCCTTCGCGGGGGCAAAGGGGTGAACGGGTTTCAGCGAGGAAAGCGGCCAAGCGAAATTGCAATGCTCGTCGCGGTCGCTGTCATTGCCGCCAAATTCCGCGATGATCTTCGACGCGCGCACGGGCGCGCCGAGGATGGCCGTGCAAAGCACAGATGACAGCGGCAACATTTGCGGCGCGGTCAGCCATTTTTCCAGCAGCGGCCGCGCGATGTCGGGCTTCAAAGCAACCGACCATAGCGCATCACGAGACAGCAGCAACAACAGTTCGCGAATTTCATCGGCGCGCGCCTTTCGCGCGCCGGCGTGAATCGCGATGCGTTGGCCAACGAGCGCGCGCGGCGCCGCCCATCCTCGAAACTCATAGGGCTTCGCGCCCGCGAGGATTAACGACGCCCACGGCTGCCAAATGGTAATAGCTTTCATGCGGCGCGCGCCTCCGCGCTGTCGATATTGGCGCGGATCACGCGAAACGAGATCGCGGCGACCCAGGGGTTGGCGGACCATGAGTCAGAGCCGTGAAGCTGTTCCCAAAGTTCGTGATAGGCATAATCCGCGTGAACCCAATTCTTTGGGTCCGGATCATCGCGCTCGTAATGATAATAATATTCGCCGTCGCCATGGTGGACGCGCCGAATTCCCTCGCGCAAGGCATCATCTTCCGAAATATCTTGCAGCCGCTCGACGCGGACGGCGTGGATGATAAGCGTCAGCCGCGAGGCCCAGCGAGGCATGTGGATTGGGCTACGCCAGGGGCCGTCGCGCGATAGAACATCTGGCAGCCATTCGTAAAATCGCGATCCCGGGCAACGGTCATAATTAAAGCTAGGCCCACAGCCTTCGTCCGGGCCATCCCACGCATTGATTTCGAAAAAATCCGGCGTCGCGCGAAAGCTAATTTGGGGTCCGTTGCACGTCGAACCCGTTTGCCAACTCTCGCGCACCCAAAGCCGTTGGCCAAGCTCATATCCAACACGAGCCGCGCCCGTATATGTTCGCTCGCCGATTTGCGCTGTCCACCATCCTTCGCGGGCGAACGATACACCCGCGGCGGTCTCGGGAACCCAGCAAATCGCCTGCGGGATATCGACACAAGGCTTCAACACCCGCCGTGTCATGGTCTTGCGGCCTTCGAGCAGCGCGCGAACCATTGGCGCGGAGAATATGATCGGCCGATCCTTGCTCACCAGCGCGCCTCCTCGATGGCGATCAGCGCGGCGAGGGTCGATCTGCAAAGGGCCTGCGGCGGCGACGCCGCATAACGGGAAAAGCGCCTAAAATCATGGCCCTCGGAAAAGCGGGGATAGACATTGGCAAAACCGCCGCGAATATCGCTACGCATCAGCCATCCGAAATCCGGCAACGCGAGATGGAAAAAGGCGACGGCGGCGCTTTCATCGCGGGAAAGATCGATCGGCTCGCGCCAAACTCCGGGCGAGGAACCCTCGCGCCAAATGTTGGAAAATTCCGGCCAATACACGCCCCCTGTGAACGCATCGAAGATCGCCTGATCGACATCGGGGCTACCTAAATCCGGGCTCACGAGAAGGCTTAACGCGGCGCGCAATTTCGGCAGTGAATATTTCCGCTTAACACTCATCCGCCCGCTCCCTAGAACCAGCCGAGGATCGCGCCGAGCGGCGCGAACAAAGCGCCGATCACGCGCAGCAGAACGACGCCGGTGAAGACGCCGTCAAGCGCTTCGGCGATCTTCCAAAGATTGAGCGCATAGCCGACGAATCCGCCCAGCACGACGACGACGGCGAGCATGCCCGCGGCCGCGTCGCTAATCTCATTTCTCGGTTTACCCATGCTCACACCCCCTCCGCCGTAAACGCCCGCCGCGCGCGCGGGCGCCGCTTCCTGACCACGATGTCGAAAGCGAGCCCGGCATGCGCGCCGCAATAAGGCGTCTCGCCAACCGCGCGTTCGCCGCAAAAGCGAAAATTCTCCAAATCGCGTGGATCGCCAATCGGCCAGCGACAATGCCAATCCCGCGCCGCGAACAGCGTCACGCCGCCATCGGGCGCGAGCGCCTCCACGACGACGACGACAGCCCGCGCCTCATCCGGCGAGCGCGAAACTTCCGCGATTTTTGGAGCCGGCGGCGCCTTCGGAATGCGCGCCGCGCGTGGCTTTTTCTCGCGGGGCCCTTCGCTAAGCCCCATCCGATCAATCTTGCCGATCACCGCGTTGCGCGTGAGGCCGCCGCCGAGCTCCGCCGCGATCTCCGCGCACGAAAACCCATCCGCCCAAAGCTTGCGCAATTGCTCGACGCGCTCGTCGGTCCAGCTCATGCGGCCCTCGCCTTATCGACGAATACCCGCAGCCGCGCCTTGGCGGCGGCGTCGAGCCGATAGCCTTCGCCCCATTGCGTTTCGATGCTCACGTCGAGCGGCCGCAATTTCAGCCGCAATTTGCTGATCCAGAAATCGACGATTTTCACATCGCGCTCGTCATCACCACGGTCCGACGGATCGCGCGTCGCGGCGAGCAGCCCCTCCTTGGTGACCATGTTTCGCTTGAGCAAAATATCGAGAATATCCGCCTCGCTTGGCGTCAGCTTCACGCCGCCCAACTCACGCGGAAAAGACGCGCTCTTTGGCTCCGCCGCGTCAATAAATTGCTCGCGCGTCGGCCGCTTTTCTAGCCCCGCCGCGCTTGTCGTTATCGGGAAAGGACGCGGCTTTTCCAACCTTGGCGCGGGCGGCAGCGGCAAATCTTCCTCGCGCGCCTTTGGCGTTTCGCCCTGGCCCGGCCGCGCGAAATCGGCCGGCAATGTCAGCACGAGCCCGCCAGGCGTCAACGTCCATTTCGCCTCGACATCAGCGCGAATTTCGTTCGGCCATAAATTGACCGCGCCAATGCCAAGCCGCTTGACGCCCTTGAACTCGCTGGCCTCGAAAGTCCCATTATCGTGCGGGACGATGCGTAGCAAATTGCAATCCTTGCCGGCGATCTGCGCCTTAAAGCGCGGTCCATGCGCGTCGATCCATTGCGCCGCCTCGCGCCGCAACCATATCGTCGCGGAGACGCGCGCCGCGACCTTCGGCTTGAGCCGCCCGGCGCGGACTCTTAGCGAAATCGTGACATCCGGTTTTTGCACGGCCGTGACCGAAACCTTTTCGAGATCGGCCCAATCCTCATCGTCGAAATCGCTCATTCCGCCGCGCTCCTGATATCGCTGGCGAGCAGCATGTCGTTAAAGTCCATGCCGTCGGCCGCCATCGCGATCCGCACGCTCAAATCGGGACAGGCGCGCGAAAACCGCTTGGCCGCGCGCCGCAGCGCCATGCCGGTGGTGAAGGCGTCGCTGTCGCCGTCTCCGAGCAGATAAAGTTCGCGCACGCTGGACGGGACCGCGATCACCGGCCAGGGCTCGACATCGGGAATATCGTCGTTGCGCACGCGCAGCGCATATTCGCGCCCGGCGCTATTGACGCCCTTCAAGGTCGGATGCGCGACCGAGCCAAGCGCCTTGCCGGCGATGTTGCCAAGATCGACCGAGGAGCGAAATTCACTCCCCTCGAACAGCGGCGAACCCGCGCGCCGCAACGCCTCGCGCAGCGCCAGCACGGTCTCGATTCCCTCGCCGATGAACAGCCGAACCGGCCCGTCGACACGGCCGATGATGGGAACGAAGCCGCCAAGCGGAATGAACCCGCCCTTCTTCGACCCCCGAATCTTCTTCGCCGGCAAAACCTCGCCGGTGTCCGGATCGACGATGACAGCCTTGCCCTTCGGCCTCGCGAGATCGAGATAGGTGATATGCGCGCCGGCGAATTTGCCGTCGGGCCCGACGATTGCCGCGATCATTCCCGGCCCGGCGTGGATCACCTTGCCTTTCGGGAAAGGCGCGTTCCACAACTTTGCCCGCGGCAGGAAGCGCAGCCGCGCGCCCTCCGGCAATTCCAGCCCGCGCAGCAGCAGATATTGCTCGACCGGCGTCCCGCGCGCCGCGCGCGCCGACTGCCATAGATCATGCGCCCGCCGCCGCTCCGCCTCGCGATATCTGTTGTAATCGTCGGCGGTCCGTTGCTGTTCGCCGCGGCTTTGCTCGACCCGGCGCGCGAAAGCCTGTTCGCGCGCCGCGCGCTGCTCATCCGATTCATGGCTGCCGCGCTCCGGCGCCGGACGGCCCAGCACTTCCTCGCAGGCCCCGATAAAATCGAGCCCCTTGACATGTTGCGCCAGCGCGATCGCGTCGCCGCCAGAGCCCGACGCGCGGCACAGCCAGAGATTTTTCTTGGCGTTGACCGCGAAGCGATCGGTCCCGCCGCAGCAAGGGCAAGGGCCGCCCTGTTCGTCGCGCAGCGCCTTGACGCCAAGCCGCCGCGCATAATCGGCGACGGGCGCCGCGCGCGCCTCCTGCACGAAGTCGTCATGCGCGCGCGAGCTCAAGCCGAGGCCCCCTCGCGCTTCATCTCCCGCACCCTGGCGGCGGCGAAAAACTCATCCTCTTGGCGCGCGAGATCGACGAACACGCCGCGCAAGCCATCGGGCACCCAGCCGGGAACCTCGATCTTCTTCTCGCGCTTCTTGCGGCCGGCCTTCTTTCCGGCATCGCCGGCCGCGGCGCGCGCCGCCGCGATCTTCTTCTCTTGCCTCTCGCGAGCGCCCTTCTTGCCGGCCTCCGAGGCGACGGCGCGCAGCGCGTCGCCGCCGCAGGTCGCCCTGATCTTCGCCGTGACCTTGGCGCGATAGGCCGGATCGCGCCATAGCTTCTTCGTGACAGCGCTCTTTTTCGCGCGGACCCTGGGCGTGCGCTGCGCGGCGCGGATCGCCTCGGTCCGCAGCAGCCGCCACTCCGGATCGGCCCACTCGCGCTTTCGAATCTCGCGCATCTTCGCGCGAAACTCGGGATCGGCCCAAGGCCGCTTGGCGATAGCCGAACGCTTCGGATTGAGGCTCATGCCGCCGCTCCGCCATCGGGATAAACCGGCGCCGTGTCGAACGGCCATTCGCCGAGCACGCTATAGAGCCCATGCGGCCTGCGCAGGCTGGAGCAAATCCAGCCCAACGCCTTGAACGCCGCGCGCTGCGAATGCGGGATGTAAACGAACGTGCGAATCCTCATGATCCATCGCTCCCTTCGAAGGAGAAATCGCCTTGCCCGACGCCCGATTTTTTAAGCCGCGACGGCGGAACCCACCCCGGCATATGCCGCGCCGCGAGCAGCCGATCGGCCGGCTTAATAAAGCGCTCGCGGCAATCGGGCGGGATGATGAAGGTGGGGAAGAGATCGACATTTTCGACGAGCCGAACAGCTTCGCCGCGCTCGAATTGCCAGACGAACCAAGCATAGGAGGTTGCCGTCGAAAGCTTCGGGTCATAGCCGCCCTCGCACATAGCGACGCGCTCGGCGAAGGGCGCGAACAGCGTCGGCGGCGCGGTGTCGAACACGCGTTCGTAACGGTCCTTGCCCTCGATCCAGACGGCCCGCAAAAGCATCGCGAGACCGCCGTCGCGCCCATCGAACAGCCCGAGCGCGGTTTCATAAAAATCGACCGCTAGCTCGAATGGCGGATTGGTGACGATCCAAACGCCTTCGTAATTGCTCGAAGGACGCGCGTCGCGAAAATCATAGGGAAGAACATTTAGCGCGGAGTCGTAAACCATGATGTCGGTCGCGAGAACCTCGCGCGCATATTCCTCGCAGACATCGGCCATGTGCCGCAGGCCCGCCGTCGGCTCCCAAATGCTATTGATCGGCGTCTTCACGTCGAGTTGCGGCAGCACATATTCGAACAGCGCGCGCGTCGCCCAGGGCGGCGTCGGGAACAGCTCGTGCACGCGCCACGGCGGCGGATTGTCGCCGCGATCCTTTTTCGAGCGCTTTTGCGCACGGACGGCTGTGTGGCCAAGCGGCAGTTGCGTCACGCGCCCCTCCGTCGCCCGTCGCGCGCGCAAAGATCGGCGTAGCCGGCGTTATCGTTCCAATGATCCGGATAGGCGGGGTCGCCCTCGAGCGCGCGCGCGATCTTGGTGAACTGCTGCTCCAGCGCCTCGCGCCGATACGGCGGCAATTTATCCCAATTGCGCGAGCCGCGGGCGACGGTCTTGAACATTTGCGCCAGCGACGCGGTCGCTATGAAATCCCCATGCGTGATTTCGCGCGCGTCGATCAGTTCCGCCGTTTCGCCCTTCGCCTTCTTCGTCACAGGCGGGCCCCTTCATGCGCCTTGCAGTAAAACACGAAGGCCCCGGGCGAGACGCAACGCGCCAGCCCGGTGAACGCGCCGCACACATGGCATTTATGCGCGTCGGGCGATTTCAGATCGCGGATGACGCGCGTCTCGCGCCGCCCCTGTTTCTCGCGGGGTTGCGCGGGCGCGGCGAACAGCGGGGAGAGGAGATCGCTCATGCAGCGACAGGCTCGGAAGCATAGCGTGCGTCAGCGGCGGCTATTCGAAAACGAGAGGGATCATAGACATGCTTGTCTGGGTCGCCAGGAAGCGTCACGACGACGCCGGGCCTGCCACAGGCGACGCCGACCCAACCGAGCAGCACATAGACCGCGCTTTCAATGAGGCCGGACGGCCTGCCGCAAGGCTCGCCATCCTTCACGAACCTCACATCACTGGCATCGACGCACACAATCTCCGTCCCCACCGGCGTATCGAGCGGCAATCCCATCCTCACCTCCCCAAAAGCTTGCGATTATTCGTTGGGCGCGAAGTAATAGCCGCCGGCCGAGATGCGGACGGGCGAACCGACTTTGACCGAGGTCTTGTTGAACTTCGAGACCACGGCCGCGCCGAGATCGACGCCCGCTTGGAACGCCAGCAGATCGAGGTAAATCAAGACATCCGCCAATTCGTCGGCGAGCGCCTCGCGAGACAAATCCAAATGGAAATCGCCGCGCTCGATTTTCTTGATGATGTTGGCCGCTTCGCCCAATTCGCCGCAAACGGCGTTCGACCATGCGGAAAGCTTCCAGTCCGAGCCATCGGGCTTCGCGTGAGCGGGATCGCCATTGGCGTTGCGGAACGTCGGCAACCGCACGACATTCGCTCGGCGAAGGACATTGAGACCTAAGCAGCTGATGTTTTCGTCCATCCTCACCTCCCCAAAAGCGTCCGAACCGCCGCCAGATGCGTCTCGATTTCGACAAGGCTCTCGCCATCGAAACCCTCGCCGCATTGCCGCGCCATTTGCGCGCGGTGCGCCAATTCGGCGATTTCCTTTTCGACCTCGTGGACGAACAGCGCCATGATCCGCGCGAAATCGACCACCCTCACGCCCTTGACGCGCCCGGCGAAGAAGCGCTCGACCCGTCCCGGCGCGACGCCGAGATCGTGGGCCAAGGCGCGCCGGGCGTTGAGCGCCGAACCGGAGCGCCGGACATAGCGGCGCTGCAGGTGACGCACATAGTCGCGGGCCAAATCGTCGCGCGCCGAGGCGCCGACCATTTCGTCACGAACCACTGACAGCATTTACGAGAACTCCCGTGCTTTCCTACTCAAGACAGGAGGACGCACGTCACGCGAAACCCCGTGGGGACGGGGCCAGAACCAACCGGCGCGACGAACGGGGGCGGACGTCGCGCCGGCCAACCGACGCTTTTACAAAACGCGAAAACGAAACAAACAGCCGGGCTTCTATCCACGCGGGCCCGGCGCCGCGCTGCCGACCGACTCGGGGAAAGAGGCTTAAACCCCGCGCCGCGGAACCATCACCCTCCCAAAAGCCCCGCGCGGATGCGCGCCGCGCGGGGAAGTCAAGGGAGGAAACGCCCAAGGAGGGCTACGAAGCGAGGCGATCTCGCCGCGAACCTCGCGCGGGCATGAAACCGCGCGAAGAGGAGAAGCGCCGGAGGGCCGGCGCGAAAGGGAGCGCTCACGGGCTGTTTACCTCCGTGCGCGATGTCGAGGAGCGTCCGCCGCGAAGCCGCGCGAGGGCGGCGCGAAACAGGGAGACGAGACGATGGATGAGGAAGAACTTTGCCAGATTGCCCGCGATCAGGCGCTGACCGCCGCGCTGAAAGCGCTGATCGCGATCATCGAGCGGCGCGATGGGAAGAATTCCACGTTGCGCCGAGACTTGTGGGGGGCGGCGATCGATCACGTGACGACGCTCGACCTCGGCGATCACACGGCCGAGGACGACGAGTTTATTCGACATAAGATACTCGACGTGGTCCGGGATGAAATCATCAAGCCGAGGCCGCCGAAGCTTCGTCCGTAAAGGATAGATGGAGCGAAGGCCGGAAGATGCGGGGCGCTTCAACCCGCTCCGCATATAGGCCGACAGCGGCCCGCGCCGGCCGCCATCAGCCTCATGAGCGTCCGCCGCCTCAAGCGCGCGCTTGCGGAAGTCCTCGCGCCATGCGTCGAGGGATGCGTTCGGTTGTGCGGTCATTCGGCGGCCTCGCATTGCGCCGGGGGCGCGGATTCCAGATGTCTTTTGACGAGTTCACGCGTCACGCGAGGTATGAAATGTCCAAAATTTCCAACGGTGGCGGAGGGCTCCAATACAACGAAGCCATCGGCGCAAAGCGTCGTCATCACGGCCGGATCGATGCGGCTGTTGCATCCGGCGGCGATCGATTTGAACGCCCGAATTTCTTCGGGCGTAAGAGCCGTCTCATCGAGACATTCTTGCAAAAACGAGTTCCATTCCTCGCGCGCCGAGGGGCTCAAGAAAGGCCGGTAAAGGCCCTGCCGACCGGCGCCCTCGCTTTCGATGATCACGAGGAGGCACTTGGCGCAAAGCGCGCCAATGACATCGCCGTTGGCGAACAGCGCGTTGTTGAACGCGATCCGCTCGAACAATTCGATTTCGGCTTGGGCGCAGCCGGCGGCGATGGCGGGATGCGTGCTCATTCGGCGGCCTGCGGGTTGCCGTTGGAAGGCGTGGCGCCAATGGCGGCGAGACAATCGGAGGGCGATGCGCCGGGCGCGATCACACCATTCGTTAGCGCATTGTCGAGGAGATCGAGCAGACGAGACGCAGAGCCGGGCGGCTCTTGGCCGTTTTCGTAGCGATGGACGGCGGACTGGGCGACGCCCAGGAACTCGCCAAGGGCGGCCTGCGACCATCCAATCCGTTCGCGAAGGGCTTTGGTGCGGTTCATGGACTAAGCATACGAAACAGATAGGCGCTGTCAATCTGTTTCGGATATATTTTTTCTATAGGCAGATAGAATGAGCGAACCCTTTGAAAGGCTAAAACTTGCCCGCGAGAAGGCGGGCTATGATTCGGCCGAGGATGCCGCTAAGGCGATGGGCGTCAAGCCCCCGACCTATCATCACCACGAGAACGGAACCAACGGTCTCTCGCGCGCCGGAGCCCGTTATGCTCGCTTCTATCGTATCAACCTCGAATGGCTGCTGACCGGGCGCGGCCCGATGAAGCTGTCCGATCGCGAGGCTATTCCGGTAAATGGCGACGTAAGGGCCGGACAGAAAGTTAAACTGGAGGCCGCCGCGAAGCAGGAGCAAGATTTTATCTTACTGCCAGGAGACGGAAAGCTTGGCGCGCTTAAGGTGACTGGCGATTCCATGTATCCGCGTTTCTATGAAGGCGAATATATACTTTATAACAGCCAGCCAGTTCCGCCGACGCAACTTCTCAACCAATACGCAATTGTTCAGACGCTAAACGGAGAAACATTTATAAAAATATTACGAGAAGGTCGAAGCCCGTCGCATTTCACTTTAGAATCACATAATCATGCGCCAATTAGAGACGTTGAACTTTTATGCGCCTACGAATTTGTTGGTGTATTGCCGCACAAAGACCTTGTTCTACCCAAGAAGAAAAAACGCGGCTAGTCGCCTGCGGGTTTTGCCCCGGCGGCCTCGAGAAAGGCTGCGAGTGCCGGCTCGATATGGCTCCAGCTCCGTGTCGAGCGCTCCGGCGCACGGACCGTCCAGGGCCGCGCGCGCGGCGCCGCCTTAACCCAAACGTCACGGCCTTCCGCGTCGACGACATGATCGTAGTTGAAAGGCTCGAAGCCCAAGACTATTTCGGGATGCTTCAATACCTTGCCGCGTTTGCCGAGCCTATGGCAACCGAGACTTTCGCTGTTCTCATCCGTTTGAACCTTGGGCGTCCATCCCGCTTCGATCAGGGCGGGCGTGAATCGCTCGAATGCCTCCGCGATGTTGTTTGGCCCCTCCCGCGTCGGATCTCGCGGGACAAACTGGGAGGGAAAGGCGGCCATGGGCCCGCTGTGGACGGCAAGCTTGACCTCGGTGAGAACTTCTCCGCTGTCTGGATCGAACAATCCCTCTATCCGATCCACGCGAAATTGCCGCAATTCGCGCCGCCTATGGCAAAAAGCATAGATCATCGACGGCGCGTGGTCGTCTTCGACCATCTGTTGAATAGTAATTATCCGCTCGGTCCTTTCGCCGTCGGCGGCGCGATAAGCAATCCCAATCGTGCTGAATTGTCGAAGATGGCCGTCCGCGCCATGGGATACGCCCCATGGCCCCTCGCGCTTCGTCGCTCTTGGCGTGTTGCCCAGCATTACGGCGCGGAGCGCCTCGCCGGCGGGATCGCGAGCTCGGGAGCGTGCCTCGGTCTCGGAAGAGCGGCTTCGCTGCATGGTTTCACGCAAATCGGAATCCGTCGGCCGCGTCGGCAAAAGCGCCCGCGTTAGGCGCTTGATAAAATCGAGCGGCAATTCGGCCTCCCAAGCCCATGAAATTAAATCAGATGCGCCAAGCCTCGCTTTGCCGCGCAAAATTTTATCGCGAGCGCCTATCTAAAACAGATTGACAGGGCCTATCTATTTCGTATGCTTCCCCTCGTCATCCACCCGACGAGGCCCGCCATGCAAAAAATCTATCCGACCGAGGCGCTCTTAATTTCCGGCATGGCGCGGCTTTTGGAGCCGTTCGATTGCTGCGACCTTCCCTGCTTCGCGCGCGGCGTGCTGCGGCGCGCCGGCCTGTCCGGCGCCGACATCGACAGCTTTCTGCCGACCGCGATGTCCTGGGCCCGCCAGGCGCGCAGCGTCCGCGCCAAGCGGAAGGGCTGATCCATGGCCGAGCCGATCAAGACGATGACGATCACGGTCAGGCAGGATCGCCGCGGCGCGGCGGTCGATATAGGCGGCGACGTCACGCCGCGCGGCCTCGCCTTCCTGCAAATGACGCTGGCGCATGAGCTTTCATCGCGGCTCGGCGAAAAGGACGGCGACGACGCCCACCTGCTGCAAGGCCAGATCGCCAACGCCGCCGGGCGATTGGCGGGATTGATGCGGATTGCCCAGATCGCGCATGAGGTCCGCGAGCCGAGCGGCGCCGAGCCGATCGCGCGCGGCTTCGTCCCTTCCGGCCCCGTCTTGCGCCGCCTCTGCGCCGTCGCGCTATCGATGCTGTCCTTACTGTTCGCCGTCGGCGTGGCCGATTGGGCGTGGATCGATAGCGGCTTTTACATCGTCGCCCTTTGGCTCGGCGCGGCGGCCCTCTGCGCCGCCATCGCCGTCATCATGATCTTGCGCGCCGCGCGCCGCGGCTGGAGGCGCGCATGACCGCCGACATCATCCCATTGCGACGCGAAGCCGCCTCATCCCCTTCGTCGCCGCCGGCCGAACCGGACAACGAGACGTTGCTCGCCCAGGCCTGCTCGGAAGAAGCGTTCGACCGAAGCGAGCGCGCCATAATCGAAGCGGCGGCGGCCGGCGACCTGCGCCGCGCCGTCATCCATTTCGCCGCGCTGGTCGCGATGAACATCAATCCCTTCAACACCAGGGAGCTGGAGGCGCGGCGCGATGGGCGCCTCGCCGCGGCGCTCGACCACATCGAACAGGCGGCGCGCCGCCATTTCCGCGACAAGGACAACGCATGACGCCCTACCCCGAGATAGACCTTCCGCTCGCCGCCATTTCCGGCCGCTCCAGATTCAACCCGCGCCAGCACTCGCGCGGCGATATCGAGGGGCTGGCTGCTACGATCGTCGCGGTCGGCCTGCTGGAGCCGCTGCTGGTCATCGAGGAGGACGGCGCCTACGCGGCGCTCAATGGCGGCAACCGGCTGGAGGCGCTCCGACTGCTGCAAGCCCGCGCGCCAGAACATCCAATCGTCGTGCGTGCTCGCCTGTTCGCCGGCGATGACATCGCCGCGCGCGAAGCGGCGACCGCCGTCTCGGTGACGCAGACCGCGCTGCATCCAGTCGATAAATTCGAGGCGTTCCACGCGCTGGAACACTCCGGCATGGACATCGAAACCATCGCCGATCATTTTCACGAGACCAGGATCGAGGTGCGCCGCTGCCTCAAGCTCGCCGATCTGTCGCCAATTGTGCGGAGCCTGTGGCGCGAGGGCAAGATCACCCGCGAGGTCGCTATCGCCTTCACGCACGGCACGCGCGAGGCGCAGGAGGCGCTGATCGAAACCCGCGCCGTTCCGCTGACAGACGCCCATCTGATCGCCCGCAAGCTGCGCGCCGATTCGCTGGAGCCAAATAGCGCGGAAGCGCGCTATCTCTCCGGCAATCCGGGGCGCGTGGATCGCTATCGCGACAATGGCGGCCGCGTCGAGGAAGACCTGTTCACCGAGGCGCCGATCTTTCTCGACGCGGCGATCGCCCGCAAAACGGTCGATGCGCTGCTGACGGTGAAGGCCGAGAAGATCGCCGACGTCGAGGGCTGGGGCTGGATCACGCTGGGCGACGGAGACGACGCCGAGCCGCTGCCCGACCAAGACATGCTCGCCGACGAGGCCGAGCGCTTAGACGAGATCGACGCGGCGCTGAAGGAAGAGGCTGGCGCAGCGGCCCTCATGGCGCTGCATTACGAGGCCGAGGAAATCAACGCGCGCGCCACGCTGCGCGCCATTCCGCAAAGCCAGCGCGCCCAGCTCGGCCTGCGCGTCGAGATCGACGGCCTGGGCTGGGTGGTCGTCACCCGCGCCATTCCAAGGGAAGAGCGCGAGCCGCCACGCGAGACGCCCGCGAGGGAAGAGCGCGAGCCGCCCGCGCCCAAGGGTAAGAAAGCCACGCCGCCGCCGCCCCTCCCGCCAACCGAAAAAATCGGCAAGGCGGAAAAGACCATCCGCGTGGAGGCGATCAACGCCGCGCTGCGCGAGGCCTGCGCCGGAGACTCGATACTCGCGGCGGTGTTCCTCGTCGCGGCGCTCGGCTGCCAATGGGGCCGCGAGGGAATAAGCGTCGCCAGCGAGGGAACCGTGTTCGGCCAGCCCAAGAACGAACTGCTGCGCAAAATTCATGGCGAGAAATTCGCGACCGCGCTGCTCAGTTGCGCGCAAGCGATGGGTAGCGCGCTCTTCGACGCCTTCGAGGAACTCGTCGGCCGCCATATCGAGGTCGAGGGCGCCAACCCCGATATCGCCATCCTGCTGCTCGGCATCGCCTCGCGATATGGCGACATCCACACGCGCCTCGCCGAGGCGTTCGACTATCCCGAATATTTCCGCGCGGTCGGCAAGGCCGGCGCGGTCGAGGCGATCCGCCAGCTTAACGGCGAAGCGGCCGCCGCCGCCGCCGAAAAATCGAAGATCAAACCGCTGATCGCCGCGGCGGCGAAACTCGCCGCGGACAAACGCTGGCTGCCGCGCGACCTCGCGCACGCCTGCGGCGCGGCTGAGCACAAGGAAACACAGAGCACGGCGGAGGCGATGGCCAAGGCGATCGACGCCGACGAGGCCCGCGAGGAAGAGGCCGGCCAGGAAGAGGCCGAGCCCCTCGACGACGCCGCCCGCGTGCGCCTCTTCATCGACGAAGCCTGCGAGCGCGTGAAGGACGCCAGCGTCAAGGCCAACGAGCTCGCCGCGCGTTACGACCCGTTCGGCGCGTTGCGCGGCTTCCCGCCGCTCTCGCATGACGAGTTTTTCGCGGCTATGGCGACGAACGACTTTCCCAAGAAATATTCCTCCATCAAGGGCCTGCGGCTCAAAGCCCCCGCGCCCGCCGCGCCGACGAAAGGCAACAAGCGATGAGCTACAACCGCGCCGAGCTGATCGGCAATCTCGGCCGCGATCCGGAAAGCCGAACGACGCAATCGGGATCGAAGGTCGTGACCTTCTCGATGGCGACCAGCGAAAGCTGGCGCGACAAAAACACTGGCGAGCGTAAGGAGCGTGTTCAATGGCACAACATCGTGATCTTCAACGAGAGCCTCGGCGAGATCGCCGCCAAATACGTCAAGAAAGGCGATCAGCTTTTCGTCTCGGGCCAGATCGAAACGCGCGAATATACCGACAAGGATGGCGCCACGCGCCGCGTAACCGAAATCGTGTTGCGCCCCTTTAGCGGCGAATTGAAGCTGCTGCGCAACGAGCGCCGCGCCGCCCCCGGCCCCGACGACTATGGCGAAACCCGCACGCGCGACTCGGGAATGAACAGCCACGCGGGCGCGAGCGGCGGCTCGCGCCTCGCGGACCAGCTCAATGACGACATTCCGTTTTAGGGGAGCGGGCGATGCGAAGCGATCTGATCGACCTCTCGCTCTTCCTGGAGCATGAGACGGAAAAGGCGATCCTTGTCCATGACGGCGACAAGAAGAAGGCCGTCTGGCTGCCGAAAAGCGCCTGCGAGGTCGAGCGCGACGCCGCGCGACCGCGCTTCGTCACGGTGACATTGCCGGAACGTCTGGCCATCGAGAAGGGATTGGTTTGATGACCGGCAAGAGCAAAATCCAATGGACAGACGCGACCTGGAACCCGCTCGCCGGCTGTTCGATCGTCTCGCCGGGATGCACGAATTGCTATGCGATGCGCCAGGCCGCGCGGATCGAGCGCATGGGCGGCGCGGATCATTATGTCGGCCTCACCGAAATGATCAAGGACAAGCCTATCTGGACCGGCAAGGTCGCGCTGGCGAGCGAAAAAACACTGCGCGCGCCGCTGCGCTGGAAGGCCCCACGCAAGATCTTCGTCAACAGCATGAGCGATCTTTTTCACGAGAGCGTTCCCGACGAATGGATCGACAAGGTTTTCGCTATAGCCGCGCTTTCCCCGCAACATATTTTCCAATTCCTGACGAAGCGGCCGAAGCGGATGCGGGATTATGTCGGAATGCGCGCCGGAGATTGGCAAGTCGTATTGCCAGAGGCTTTTGCGCCCGGAACACTCCCCATTTCAAAGCATGGAGTCGTCGCTCACATCGGCGTGAGCACGCCCGAACATCGAAGCCTCTATGGGGCCACGCAGCCGTGCTGGCCCCTCCCCAACGTTTGGCTCGGCGTCACAGCCGAGGACCAAACCCGCGCCGACGAGCGCATCCCCGATCTCCTGGCGACGCCGGCGGCCGTGCGCTTCGCTAGCTGCGAGCCGATGTTGGGGCCGCTCGATTTAACCGATATGTGCAACGGCCATTATTTCTATGATGCGCTTTCAGGCGCGCGCTGGCACGATGACCCCGATGGCATAAACCCGCGCGTTCCCTATGAGGCGAAACTCGACTGGGTCATCTGCGGCGGCGAAAGCGGCCCCGGCGCGCGTCCGATGCACCCCGATTGGGCGCGCTCCCTGCGCGATCAATGCGCCGCCGCTGGCACGCGGTTTTTCATGAAATAAATGTCCGGGGCGCGGAAGCAAGACCGCGAGGCGATTCCGGCCGACCTTTTCCGCCAGGAGTTCCCAGCATGACCCAAGGAGCGCACGGAAACCACGCGAAGGCGAATCGTCATTATCGTTGGTCCGAAGCAAAAATGATTACCGACGATGGCTACGTTAAAATCCGCGTCGGCAAGACCCATCCGCTCGCGGACCCGAACGGCTATGCCTATGAGCACGAAATCGTTTGGGCAAGCGCCGGCCTGCCGCTTCCAGAGCCGGGGGAAGTTCATCACCACAAGAACGAGGTCAAGACCGACAACCGGATTGAGAATATCAAAATCAAGCCGAGGCCCGCGCATAGCGTCGAGCACAATCCTGCCGCGCTCTCAGACCATGAGATTGTCGCCATCCGCGATGCATACCAGGGCGGCGATCACACTGGGATCCTCGCCAAGCGATACGGCGTTCCGGTGCAATATGTCTGGAAGATCGTCAGAGGAAAGACACGGCGCTCGTCCGGTGGACCTATCCAAGAACTGCCGCTTCGACTCGGCAAGCTCCGCGCCGGCCGCCTGCTCGACGGCCGCGAGCACAACGACTTTCCGGAGGCGCGATGACCCTGCCCGCCCCCTCCCCCGCCCTGCTGACTACCACCGAGGCCGCCGCCCGGCTCGGCGTCTGCGAGCGCCAGTTGCGCGAGCTGGTCGCGGATGGCACGATCCCGACCGTCAATGTCGGGCGCGAGGGCAAGCGCAAGTCCTATCGCTTCGCGCCGGAGCATCTCGCGGATTTCATCGCCAGCCGGGTGGAGATATGCCAAAAATCAAGGGGCTCTACCAACGCGCCGGCCAAGGCCCGTGGTTCTATGACTTCCAGCTTCGAGGTCATCGATTTTGTGGCGCGACGGGCCTTGCGAACCGCCGCGAGGCCGAAAAATGGCTCGCCAGCTTCAAGGCGGCGCGGCGCGGGGAAGTCCAAGAAATAACCGGCGACGCGCCGATGAGCTTCGCGGTCGCCGCCACGCGCTGGTGGCACGAGCGGGGCGAGGCGAGGCGCGACAGCGCCGACATGGATCGGGCGCTCGCCTGGCTGCAAAAGCAAATCGGCCAGCGCACGCCGCTGCAATCGATCGACAACAACCTGGTCGCCCGCCTCGCGGCCGCGCGCCGCGCCGAGGGCGCCTCGCCGGCGACGGTCAACCGAAGCGCGCTGGAGCCGCTTCGGGCGATCCTGCGCCGCGCCGGCGACGTCTGGGGCCAAAAGGTCGCGCGGATCGACTGGCGCGCGCATCTCCTCAAGGAACCCGCCGAGCGCATCCGCGAGATGACGGCGGCCGAGGAAGCCACGCTATTCGCCGCGCTGCGTCCGGATTTCCACCCCGTCGCGAGATTCCTGTTGGTGACGGGACTGCGGCGCGCGGAGGCCTGCCGACTGCGATGGGCCGACGTCGACCTCGATGGCGGCCGGATCACCGTGCGCGGCAAGGGCGGCACGCTGGCCGTGTTGCCGCTCGCCGACGCGGCGGTGGCGATCCTGCGCGGGGAATGGGGGCGCCACGCGGCCCGCGTCTTCACCTATGAGGTCAAGCACGAATGGGGCGGCAAGGTCGGCGGCCGCGCGCCGATCGAACCAGACACGCTCGGCACGGCCTTCTGGCGCGCCCGCAAGGCGGCGGGCCTCGCCGATCTGCGCCTCCATGACCTGCGCCACACCTTCGCCACCCGCATGGGCCGCGCGACGGGCAACCTGCAGCATGTGCAGCAAGCCCTTGGGCACAAGCGCGTGACGACGACGATGCGCTATTCGCACGTTACAGATGATGATTTACGGGCCTCGCTCAATAAGGCTAGTCCAATAATTTCTATCGTCGAAAAGGCAGAAAAGAAAGCATGAGGCGCGGGGGAATTAGCCTTGAGCAGCTTAGCAAGAGGGCAAAAATCGATCTCGCATCGGCGTTGAGGATACTCAAGGCGTCAGCTATCGGTTATAGAACTACAGATAAAGGTATATTTCTAATGCCGGCAAGCGCCGAGAAGCTGCTACCAAAGTTATCCAAGCAAGCACGAATTAATCGCGCGGGAACGGGGAGGGCTCGGCTTAAAGCCGGGAAGCTATATGACAATATATATTTCATAAGATGCAATGAGTTTGTAAAAATAGGCTTTACTTATGACATAGATGCGCGGTTGGAGACGCTTCAACGATCAAGCCCATACAAGTTAGAGCTTCTTCTCGCGGTCCCCGGGAGCGCTTATGACGAACAAATTCTCCACACGCGTTTTCGCGAATTCCGGGAGCGTGGGGAATGGTTCAGATTGACGGAGAGTATCCAAACATTCATCGGCGCTCAAAAAGCCGAGCGCGACGCAAAATCCCGCAAAAGTCCCGCTGACGACGAACAAACAGCTGTTTTAAGGGCCGCGCTAAACGCGACATTCCCAATAAAAACAGGAACGTAGGAGCATGCCTTGAATAGCACGGTCAACCGCTTGGGAAGCTGTCGTTCTACCACTGAACTACGCCCGCGCATTGGCTTCAATCGGTTATTTTCTATAGCCTTGCGCGCGTTCCGGCGCAAGGGCGCCGGCGGGTTTGATCGGCACGGAATGGAAACGAACGGAGCTTTTTGGAGCGGAAAGTCCCGCGGAAGTTCCGTTGCGGCTTTTGGGCTCGTGGGCCTATGCCTGTTGCTGGCGCTCGCCCCGCCGGCGGTCGCGAAGACGCATCGGTCGGGGTGGGCGCGGGCGGCGTTTCGGGCTGGCCATCCCTGCCCGTCGACCGGGCTCACGCGCGGGGCCTGTCCCGAATGGATTGTCGATCATATCGAGCCTATTTGCTTTGGCGGCGCCGACGCGCCCTTCAACATGCAATGGCAGGCGAGGCCCGATTCGCTCGTCAAGGACCGGCTGGAGCGCGCGGTTTGCCGGGCGATGAAAAGCAAAGGATCGAGGAGGACCGAATAATGACACGAGTCGTTAATCTAAAACGCAAAAAGCCCCGCCGACCTCTCGATCGACGGGGCTTAAATGCGGGAAAATCCCGTAATTAGCGCAGCGCGCCTCCGGTCATTGATCCTGGCTCGTGACATATTTCCGCGCGCGAATCTCGCCGACCTTAGCGTAAATCTGGACCATCAGCCAGACAGCGCCCAAGATCGGGACGACGAGCGCGGCATTGTCCGAGACGTCCTTTAGCAGCGAGTGCCAGGCCGGAAGTGAAATCATCAAGGTCGCCACTATCGCGCTCGCTCTATCCAGCCCCGTTTCGAGGAAGCATTTCGCTACTTCCGAGATCGTCGCGTGACATTCTTCTGTCGGCATATCCGCGCTCTCCGCCCTTCGTCGATTAAGCCGCCGCCGCCGCGGCGGTCGGGGTCACCTTGCCGCTGGTGAGCGTCAATATCTGCGCGCTCAGGTCGATAATTCCAGTCAGCACGGTGATGGGGTCGGTTGGAACCGTGCCGTTCGCGGCGGCGGCCTGGATCACCGGATTGCCGGCGAGGATGTTCGCTTGGCCATAAACAGCGACGAACTGCTTATTGCCGCCGACTGCCGGATCGACAGCGGCCACCTGGCCCGCGAGCCTGACGCAGGACACGAACAATTGGCACCCTGGCACGATATAGGGCGCGCCCTTGGCGGCGAAGCTGGCGGCGGCCTTGGCGGCCGTGACCGTTCCGGCCACCACCTGGCGGACCAGGCTTTCGAGGAAGGCCGCGACGACGTTGATGTTGGTGTATGCCTTGGCGGCGAACGACGCCAATTTGCTTTGCAGGTCGGCGGAACAGCCCGCGAGCGCCAGCGGCGCGGCGGAGAGCAGCAATAGGCGACGGGAGATCATGCGCGTTCCTTTCACTATTGCGCCGCGATGAGCACGTAGCCGCGAAACGGGTTGTATTCCCACTTCCCGGTTGCGTCGCGCTCATATTGGCCGTTGATTTCGTTGATCACGACGCTCGGCAGATGCGCGGCGTCCCTGAACATCTGCTCGAGCTCGGCGAAGATCGCGCGGAACGCCGCCGGGTCGCCGCCGGACTTGCCGATCGCGAAGCCGATATTGACGGCCGCCTTGGCGATCGCCGCCGCCGGCCCCGCGCCAAACGCGCTGGCGACATCGGCGAGGTCGTCGAGTTCGAGATGCGTGGCGTCGGCCCAATCGCGTTTCTGGATGTCTGCGAAGATCGCGCCAAGGTTCGATTGCGCATAGGCGAGTTGCGCGACGAATTGCGCGACGCTGACATGGCCGTGGGCGTCGATTTCCGCGTTGGCGAGATCGAAGATATAGGGGACCAGCGTCGCGGCGATGCTGGCGCCGGGCACGCCGGCCAGCCCGGCGATATAGAGCCCGTCGTCGATGGTCAGCTCCGCCGCGTCGCGCCAATGATGCGCCTTGACGTCGATGATGAGGCGCTGAACATCCGTCGCGGCGCGCGAGAACACGCTGGCCAGCGTGCCGGTCGCCACGCCGCCGATCGTCGACGGCAGGTTGAGAACAACCGCGAGCGACGGAAGGTTGAGGGTCTTGGTGACAGAGACGGTCAGGGCGGCGACGGTCATGGGCCGACCTCGCCAACCGTCCAGCGGGCGACCCAGCCGATGATACAGCCGACCACGAGGCCGCCGAACGCGCAAACGATGTTCACGATCATGGTGCGAACTCCTCCGGGTTCGCCCCCGGCCGTGGCGGTCGAGGGCGGGTTGATTCGGGAAGCGTCAGGATTTCGCGGGCGCGTTCTTGGCGTTGCCCCAATTCGAGGCGATGAAATCAAGCGCCATGCGAACGAAGCCCCAAGGCGTTCCAGCCGCGCCCGGGGGCAAGATCGCCATGAAGAAGCCGCACAGGCCGGAGATCGCCGCGGGCGTCATGACATAGGTCTGGAACAGCGCCCAATAATCGGGGGCGGAGGGCGCCGCCACGGCGTCGGCGGCAAAGGCGGGCGGCGTTACCGGGCCGAAAAGAAACGCGAGGGCGGCGAGGGCGACGAAAGGAATCCAACGGCTCATGATGTTATCCTTGTGAAAACGCCGGCTCGAAAGAGTCGGCGCGATGACGGGAACTGGCGAAGGGCTTAGGCGGCGGTCGCCGGCGCCGGCGCGGGATTGGCCGGCGTCGCCGGCGTGACGGGCTGCAACGTCGTAATGACGCCGGAAAGGCCCGCGTGGATTTCGTCAAGCTGCGCCTGGGTGACCGGGGCCTCGGAGCCGATCTGCGCCTGCAACGCCGCGACCTGATCCTTGAGCGCGGCGACCTGCGCCTGCGCGCTATGCGAGGCGTCGGCGAGCGCAGTCAGCGCGGCGATGTCGTTCTTGATGTCGTCAATCGTGGCCATGATTATTTTTCTCCATTGTTCGAGCGCGGCAACGCGCTTCTTGAATTTCCGAACGGCATTGAAGCCGGATCGGACGATCGCGGAGAGCGAGCACATGCTTTGCCTCCGGGTGATTGCGCGGGAACCGCCCGCGCGCGGGATTAACGGCTGTCGCCGTAGAACTTCACGGGATCGGCTGGCGCATATCTCGCCTGCCAGCCGGCGCCCGCGTTCGATTTGGGTCGCGCCCAAACGGCTTTCTTTTGCTCAGGCGTCAGCCTGAGACGCTTGCGGGCTTTTTTCTTCATTTTTCGGCGGGGGAGAAATCGACGTAGAACTTGTCGCCATGCGTAAATTTTCCCCACAGCTCGGGGTTGGCGATCGTAATAGTCAGCGCCGCGCCGGGGGACCATTTGGCGAAGGTGTTGTCTTCGTCCAGCCCGGTTTCATCGTAGTGATTTTTGCAGACGGCGTGCATGCTCAACGTCTCGGCGGACTTCGCTTTGTCATCGCCATAGAAATGCTCTTGCACCATTCCGACTTGTAGTTTCGCGCGCATCGTGGTCATGGACTTTCCTTTGATGCCGGAAGCGGCCGGCGCCGTCGCGTCACTGGACGCAGATGATTCGTCCGCGCTCGCAATTGCCGATCGGGACGGCGCATGCCGCGAGCCCTAGCGCCGCGACGATGACGAGGATTTGCGCGAGCGCGAGGCGCATGGTCAGGCCTCTACGCCAAGGCCGGCGACGCCATGCGCGGCCATGTCTTGATAGGGGTCGTAGTTCGTCGCCGGATACCAATCGCCGGCGAACAGTTTGGCTTGCCGAAACACTGGCGCCCGCTGGACATGATCCATGTCGCGAAAGGAATGCCGGCACTTCGGCGTTCCCCAATCGCCGCCCCAAATGAGCCCGTGCTTTCTGGCGAGCGCCCGCAACAGCGTGTAATCGGCCTTCCAGTTCACGGCGCCATTCGGCCCGGTGATGCCGAGATCGCAGGCGACGCCATAGCCATGACAGCCGACGTTGCGCAGCTCGGTCGCGTGTTGATTGAACAGTTGCAATTGACGGCGCGAAGAGCGGAAGGTTTCGAGCACGACGAGATGATGGCCATGGCTCAAAGCCTCGGCGATCAGCGCGGCGACCGCCGCGCGCGTGCCGGGCTCCAACAAATCGGTCGATTTCTGGATGTCGGTCGAGTGGAAGGCCGGCGATTTGGCCAGCACGTCGGAATAGAACGAGGCCATGGCGGCGCCCTTCCTTGTGATCGAATTTCGGAGATGATTGGAGGCGCGGCGATCGTCTCAGCCGAGAACGGCCAGCACGAACACACAGACCAGGAACACCGCGATAAGCAGCGGGATCATCAAGAGATCGCGGATCACTTTCGCCTCCGGCCGTAGCTTTGATTTTCGCTTTGCTGGTCGCAATATTCCCGCACAATGGCGAGGAAATCGGCGCGGCGAATTCGCAGTCCGCGCCCAAACGCTTCGACAAGCGCGAACCAAATGTTGCGGTCGTCGACCCAGCGCTGAATGACGAAAGATCGCCAGCGACAGAGCGTCGCGTGATCTTGTGGGAGCGGCATGGGGCGTCAGTATCCGAGCGCTTCCGAGATCGTCGGCCAAAGCCCAATGCACAGTTTGACGAACCACGCGCTAACGACGAGCGCCATCGCGGCGTTGCCGAAGATAATGATCGCTCGCCACTGGTCGGGGTTCATCGGCGCGCTACGCCGTCTTGATCCATTGGGCTATTCCGCCCGTGCCAACGCCAAGCAGCATGACGGAAATCAGATTGAGCCAGACAAGATCAACGTGCTCGATGAGGAGTCCAACCTGTTCGATCGGCATCACAATCTCCTTCGTGGCTTCGATAGGAACATCCGCGTGAGAATAGCTAGACAGGTTAGAGCGAACGAGGCGCGGAACAGCGCCGGCGCTCTCATGGCGCGCGAACCCTAACGATGCGTCCAGTCCGCACATCCCGCGCGAGGAAGGTCCGCTCGCGCAAATGCTGACGAGTGAGAGGAAGCCAAGAGAGCGCGAAGGCGAAGCCCCATCGTGCCGAGAACCAATCCATCGCCTAATCCCCACGCCAGCAAGAGAAACAGGCCCGCCATGCCGGCGTAGACCGCGAGCGCGTCGATCAATTCAGGATCGAGACATCGACGCGTCCGACGCCCTTCGCGATCAGCCCGATCGCCTCCGCCGCGCCGCGCGAGAGGTCGATGTCTCGCCTGAGCCAGCGCGCCGGACCACGATCATTGACGCGCACGACGACGCAGCGCGTGAAACAGACGTTGAGCAGCGTCCCGAATGGCAGCGTGCGATGCGCGGCCGTCAGGCCCCATTTGTTGAACCGCTCGCCATTGGCCGTGCGGGCGTTTAGCTCATAGGCGCGCGGACCGCCGCCATAGAAGCTCGCCAGGGCGACGAAGCCGCCAGCGCCCCGCTCTGACGCGATGCGCCTATGAATGAAGCGCCCCGGCGGATGGAGGCGCGCGCTTATGTGCATTTTTTGCACATATGGGCCTTCGCTGAAAACATTGGAGAGAATATCGGCGTGAGCCGAGACGGGCGCCGCCAAAAGCGCGGCGACGAGAGCGATGCGTTTCATGTTGATCCTTTGGTTGATTGCGGGTTGCGGCCAGCGTGGGGATTCCTTTCAATTGACGGCCGATGAATCGCGGCGACCCGAGCGCGCGGGGTGCGCGACCGGGGCCGGTGGTCGGATGATGTCTGGAAAGCGCAGCGAATACCGTCGCCGCAGTCGGGATAGATGGGGCCGGCTTAGACCGAGAAGCCCTTGGTGAACTCGCCGAACTTCGCCATGGCGAGATTATTCATCGTGTCGTCTAGGACGAGATAGTGTTTCAACGTGCCGGTGATGGTTTCCAGAGTATGGCCCGTAACTGACGCGATCTCGGGAACCGTGCAGCCAGCGCGCGCGAGCCACGTCACCGCCGTATCGCGCAAATCGAGAAAACGGAAATCAGCGAGACTCGGAAGTTCCTTTTGAGCCTCGGCTCTCACCGTTACATAGACATGCCTGAACGTATTATCGTTCCAATGCTCGCCCGTGTCGGCGCGGCAAACGACGGCCTTGGCGCTTCGCCCGGCCGCGTCGTTCCTTTCCTTGATTTCGTCAAGACGCTTTTGCAAGGGCGGCAGGACCAAGGTCGATATCCGCGCGCCGAGCTTCGCTTGCGCCAAAAGAATGCGCCCGTTTCGAATATTATCGAACCGCAGCGCCAGGACATCGGCTTGTCGCTGGCCCGTGAAAAGAGCGACGAGGATCGCGTCCCCGATTGGCGGCGCGATCTTGTCAGCCGCGGAAACAAGCGTGGTGATTTCTTCCTTGCTGGCGCATCGCAAGCGAGGCTGAGGGGTCACCACGCCGAGCTCGACGCAGGGGTTTTTGAGAATGCCGCCTCGCTCACGATCGATAGCGGTCTTGAACGCGAGCCGCATGACGGTGATGGCGCCATAAGCGCTCGGGAGCCCCTTTTGCGTGCGCAGCTTGTCGTAGAGAAGATGCATGTCGGCGCGCGTGACATAGGCCGCCTTGGACTTATAAAGCTCCGGCGCGACGGCGATGATCATCCGCTCGTTGGCTTTGTATGACCGCTTCGTGTTCGGCTTCTTTAGATCGAACTCATGCGACTTCCAGAAATCGCAGAACATGCGCTCGACCGTATATGCTTGGGCCGCCTCGGCTAACGTCGGGCGGCCCCTTCTCTTGACAACACCATTCATTTTAGCGCTCCAAGCAAATTGACTTGCTCGGATTTTATTCTTTATTCGGATTTATCACAATTACCGGATAACATCCCACAGCGGTCGCTGTCGCATTTTCAATGGGTTACCTTTGTAGAAATCCACAGATAATTGCCTCGGCCATACTGTAGCGGCTGCGGCTTACATAAAGTTGCCAACCCCGGCGATATAGGCCGCGCCGCAGTTCACGGCGTCGCTCGACCAGCATCCCGCGCCAGCGTTGAGTGCCGGAGCCCAACGATAGATCGTCACGCCAAACTGCGCCGCTTGCGTCATGATTTGCGAGGTCATCTGCGCCGTAAGCGACGTGGGGTCGCCGTTGTGACGAATACGGAGCCATAGTCCCGGAGCCATGACTGGCGCGGTCAATTGCGTCGGCGGGAACGTCGAATTGTCATAGGTTCCCGGCGTCGCGACGACTTGTCCAACATTGTTGATGGCGTAAGCCCCGCCCGTGGCGATCATGCCGCCTGTGGTGAATTGGCCGTTGGCATAATAGCCGAGCGCGGTCGCGAGCGTGATTAGCGCGGAGGGCGAGGGGTAATTGATGACGAGTTCAACGGCGCTAGCAGGCGTCGCCACAAACAGCGCGAGGGCGAGGATTAGGGCGCGCATCGGATCGGGGCTCCTAAGATAGTATCGGCTTTTAGAGTTGAGTTGGTGACGCGGCGATTACAGACTGCGATGGACGGGACCCATCTGTTACCAGCATTAATTGTTAGCTGTGGTTGTGAACTAACAAAAACTTTGTTGGAGTCCATTACGGGAGATATTCCATTGTATGTTATTGAACGCCCGCTTGAGTTTGTTGCAACAGCAGCCTCATACAATGTATTGACAACAAGACCGCCGCCAATAGTCAACCCTCCATACGCAACGCTGTAGGAGCCTACTGATGGCGTCGCTGTTGCATATAATGGTGTGTCATACGGTAAAGTACCTGCAACCAGTAAGGATGTTCCCCCTCCAACAGGCAGACTTTCTAATTTGAACCCAGTAAAGAAGCTCCATCCATCCCCCCGCAACGTCGTCAACAGCGGCCCCGTCGCCTGCGCTACGTCAGCCGCGCGGGTGACGGTGGAAGACGTAGGCGTTGGGATAGGCGATGTATTAAATGCGCCTAGCTCGAAATTGGCATAAGCCGCCAGAAAGTTAACCGTGCCAGTTTGAGACCCTATGCCGCCAGGGAGGCCAATCGAGAAATTGCAACTAGCAGACGCCGCCATAGTCGCTGACGCTGGTAACTTTTGCCACGACGCCGACAATGCGACACTGCCAGAAACGCCAACACTCGACCCATTATACGGTTGAATGTAAATAGTTTTTCCTACATCGCCAGCGGCATAGGCTTTAACAAAAAGATCGCCAGAATACACCGCCGCCGTTCCAAGGAAAGATTGATAGCGCGTCGCGCCGTCTAAAGCGGAAGACCTTTGCACAGTTATCAGTGTCGCGTTGGTTGTTCCGTCTGGCGACGTTCCACTCGCCGCCGTTGCGGAAACCGTGCCGCTGCCGGATGTTGAACTGGCCCAAGGAGATGCGGCCATGTTCAGATTATTTTGAGCGAGGTTCGTCCTCTGTTCCTCGAGCAAGAACCCATTCGCTATTCCGCTTGTCCAATCATTCACCCTCGGCCCATAGCACGCGGCGGAAGTCGTCGTGGCGCAGTATAAGGCGTCCATCGGTCGCGGGGTTGTTTCGTAGGTGACTTGCGCAAGGATTGGGTTGGTGACACCGCCAGAGCCGCCAAGCGTCAGGATGCAGGATGTTCCCGTGCTTGTGAAGGTTTTGGTGTAGGCTCCAGCGGAGCCCCCCACGGCGGAGAAGACACACCCGCTCGATCCAGTAATCGTCGCCGTGCTTGCGACGTTAAAGGACAGAATAAAGTTAGTCCCACTCGCCACGGTGACGGTTTGCGTTCCCCAACCCGTAGTCGGGAAAAGCAGATTGTTGGGTGCGAAGGTCAGCGCTCCCGTGCTGTCCATCATCATCGCGTTCGAGGCGCGGGAGAAAGTGACGCACGACTGAAACGTCGGGCAGCCCACGCCGCTCACATTGGGATTAGCAACATTCGCAGTCGTGAAGTTCAACTGAAGCGCGGGTTTGATCCCGCCATTCATGCGAAGCACGTTTAGATTTGGCGTTTGCGCCTGTGCGGCGACGCAAACTGCCAGCGTCAGAATGACAAGGAAAAGCCGCCGCATCAGTTTAGCTCCGCAATCAGCTTCATGGCCTTCGAGGCGGTCAATACGCCCGATCCTGATGTCGCTTGGACTGACCAATAGATCGTCGTCGCGGTGGTCGAGACGTAGTTGCCTTGGATTGGTGTGCATTCGGTCGCGAGGCCGTCGCCCCACACCGCCGACGGGAACGTGCACGAGAACGACGCAATATGCGAAGCGGAACCAGTCGCCGGGAGCCACGTAGCATGATCGCCGTTCGTCCAAGTCGGTGCGGCGCTCCAAAGATCAACTTGCACCGAGGCCGACGCCCACGCGGTTGAAAGCGTGTCCGTGGTCTGTAAGCGCAACCGAGGGATCGCCCCACCAGCGCTAGGCATAGAGAACGATGGGTTGGTGATCGAGCCCGCCGTTCCATTGTTCGCGACAATCTGGCCCGTCGTGTAAGCGGTTGTGGTGCTTGTGAGCGAGAGCGTGCTAACCGTGGTTAGAGTCGGCGTGACTTGCCAGGTTCCGCTTTCAGTCGCGCCGAACGCAGTATTGCCAATATTTGCACCAGCCTGAAATGGTGAGCCGAGATTGGTTAGGATCGATGATAGTTTACTGTAGACCCCGCTGAGCCAACCCGTGAGCCCGCTACCTCCCGTGGGCATTGTGACGCCAGTCGCCGCCGCGCCACCGTCGTTGCTCGTGATGGTCCAGGATCCACTCTGCGCGGCGTTAACGGTCGGCGTCGATGCGAAAGCAGGCAATGTGCCGCCGAGCACCCATGTCGCGCCGGCTCCTGGAGCCACTGACAGCGGAGCAGAGGCCGACGAGCCGGGGCCGACGAGCATCACGCCTTGAAGCGGCACAAAGCCGCCAGGCGCGAGAAGTGGATATGTCGAGCCGCCAGGCGTCGTGATCGAATCCGAGGCCCATGCTGGAGCGACCAACGCCAGGATGATCGCCAGCGCGGCGGATATGCGAAGTTTCATGGCGATCTCCGGGATTGCGAGCGACAAGTGGGTGGATATGTCGAGCCGCCAGGCGTCGTGATCGAATCCGAGGCCCATGCTGGAGCGACCAACGCCAGGATGATCGCCAGCGCGGCGGATATGCGAAGTTTCATGGCGATCTCCGGGATTGCGAGCGACAAGTGGGTGGGCGTCCTTTATCCCACACAGAGAGGAGTAAAAGTAGAATTAGGAGCTGCCGTCCGCTGTGTCCAAGTCACCCCGTCAGGAGACGTGGCAAAAACTGGAGTGGAGCCGCCAATTGACGTTGTCCCGACGACGACAAACAAAGAATCGTTATAGAACACACTAATTGGAACAAAGCCTGTGGTGGGGCTGGGTGTGCGCGATCCCCAAGTTACGCCATCCGGCGAGGTTGATATTACAGGCGTGGTTCCGTTATTTCCAACGGCGACAAATACTGAGTTGCCATAGGCGACGCCATTTATCGTGAAATTCGTGCTTGGAGCCGGGGTTTGAGAGGTCCACGAGGAACCAGCCGCGGCTGCCGTTGATATAATCGGGGTTGTTCCGCCATCACTTCCAACGGCGACAAACGCCGAGCCTCCCCATGCAATCGCCTTGATATAGAAACCGGTACTAGGCGCCGGCGTGCGAGAGGTCCATGTTATCCCATCAGAAGATGTTGAAATAACAGGAACGCCAGTGCTACTGTTATATCCGACAATGGCAAACGTCGAAGAACTGCATGCGACTCCTGTAACATTAAAATTACTGGCAGATGGATTTGCCGTCCGCTGTGTCCAAGTAACGCCATCGGGAGATGTGGAGACAACAGCAAATCCAGTGCTTCCATTCTTACCAGCGGCGACGAACAACGAGGCTCCATATGAAATCGCGGCAATATTGAAACCAGAAGTCGGAGCCGCCGTCTGAGAAGCCCACGTCACGCCATCTGTCGATGTAAAAATTTCCGGGCCAGACCCGGTATTATTGCCTACTGCTACAAAGTTGGAGTTAGCATAAACAACAGCCTGTATATACGCCGAGAACGCTCCAGCGGCTTGCTGGGTCCAACTCACTCCATCGACAGACGTGGAAAAGACCGCGTTGAAACTCGTGTCCTTGCCGCCAACGACGAAGTTAGGGATCGCCAACAAATTGGCGAATATCCCCGATAGCATCTCCATTCGAGTGGCCATAAGCATCGGCGTTCCCCGTCAAGCGTCGTTGCCGGCGTCAGTCCTCAGATAGATCGTCACCCCAAGGAGGCTCGCATTGATTGCGAGTGTATCGTTCGTTGCATCATCCGCCTTGCGGCGCACCTTAAAACATACGATATCCTCGGCCTGCGGCGATCCAGCGATCGTAATGGCGGACGATTCGGGAGACACGTAGCTCGTGTTCGTCGTCCCGCCAATGTCATTGACTTGCTGGACCGTGCCAAATGCCGCATCGAGCGCGTCTCCATCCGAGATCGCGACACCAGAAAAATCCCATGCCACCTTGAAATTGGTCGTCGTAGCGGCATGCGTCCACGCCGCGACGGCTGTAACCGTCCCCTCATCCCATGACTTCGGCATTCGGATCATGAATTGCGCGCTTTTGATCGTCGACGCATCGAAATCGAGTGTCTTGATCATAACCTTATTCGTGCTCGTCTCGACGCTACCCGCGGCGGGACCATTCGTCGTATTAGCGATCATCGCCGTCGCCGGAATCCAGATAGCCTGACGGCCATAAGGCGTCTGCGCTGCGGTCAATGCCAAGGGCGAGCCATTAATCATGGAGTAGCTCTTGCAGCGCCAATTCCCAGACCCAAGACTTTCGAACACGGCCTCGTCCCCGGCCGCGGTCGCGATATTCGCGCTTGTTGGCAGGATAAGGCTTGTGCCGTTATGCGTCAGCGTCAGGGCGCCGGTGAACCGCACGAAGCGCGTCGCGCCGGCGGCGACCGTGCCGAGCGCGGTGATCGTGGTCGTGCCGGAGACTTCTACGAGGTTCGATGTCGCCGCTCCGATGTCCGTTGTCGTCGCCGACGAGACGGTTACGGCGCCTTTCCAATTGATCGCTCCGGTGGCCTGAACCGACCCGTCCTTCTTCAGGAAATCGCCGACGACAGCGCCGCTATCCTTCAGAAGTTTTCCAGTCGTTGCGTCAAACGCGGCAATGCGAGAATCGATCGCGCTTGACGGTCCTATTACGTCGCCAGCGCCGGCCCCATCCGCCCCCTTGTCGCCAGCGCGATCGAAAATGACCGCCAGCGTCTTGCCGTTCGCCGGAAGAGCAGTGCCGGCAATATAGGCGACCGGAATCTTCCGATATCCAGTGCCATCGACGACGGCCCCGGCGACCTTGAATTTAAAGAAAACGGTCGATGAATCGACTTGCGTGAGCGTCAATTCGCCGCGACTGGCGCTATTCGTTGAATCGTCGAGGCTATCGAGCCATGCCGTGATGTCGGTCCCGCCAGATTCATTATTGTCGAAATAGAGATATGTCACGCTCGCGGGCGTCGCATTGTTGAACCGGATCACCCCTGAGCCAGGATCGGAATCCGTTACCGTCGTCGAGAACACCCAGGTGAGAGCAACGGTCGGGCCAGTCGGTCCCGTTGCGCCATCGCTCCCGTTGGCGCCCGCTGTTCCCTGCGGCCCCGTTCGGCCAGAAATCGAAATTTGCCAGTCCGTATGTGTTCCTGATCCGCCCACCGATGTAACCGTGACATCCAGCGTCGTTCCTGAATAGCCGGTGATTTGCCCGACCATCCAATTCGTATTTGGCGCGGCTCCAGATGCGATCAGGATCGTCGATCCGACCGCGAATTGCTTGCCTGATTGCGTCGCGAACGTCGCCGATCCTAGGCTGATCGCATATGACGTGCTGGAGGTCGCGGATAAGGCCGCTGCCGATGCCGCCGCCGCCGATGCCGAAGCCGCCGCCGAGGTCGTCTCACGCGCCGCCGCCGGGACGATCAGCGCGGCGTTCTGCAGCGCGGGAATAAAATTCGTCCGATGGCCGCCATTCTCAAAATCGGCGTCGGTCAGGGCGTTGAGCGCATCAACCGCGGCCTGTTCCTGCGTTGTCAAAGCCATCAGAGCAATTCCTTGATTTCGAAAGATGTATTTCCGAAGCCGAACATCACCTGTTGCATCGGTCCGCCCTTGCTGACCCGGCCGATGAAGGACCGGCGCTGAAGAAAGGAGGCGCTCGAATCTGGAATCACGAATATTTCTCCATCTGTCCCAGCGATGCGCAGCAACCTATACGCCGAGGAGAACATCTCATCCTCGCTCACCATGTTGACGCCGAACCCGAAGATTCTCGGCTGTCGCCGACGCCAGAAATATTCGACGCCGGACATCGCCTCCTCGACGATCGTTCGATCCTGGAACGCCAGCGAATTTGCGTCATAAGAATAATTGACCGTCGGCGCCCACCATCCCGCCATGAACAACCGGCCGGCCTGCCAATAGCCATCGGAGTTTGCGGCGTCGTCGATTTCGAACTGCCAATACCGAGCGGTCGGGGGAGAATCGTAAACATGGATGATCCAAGGATCGACTTCCGGGTCATCCGCCGCCGTCGACAGGCCGAACCAAAAGTCAGGGTCTTCCCATTCAAGTGACAGCGATGGCGCGGCGCGATCGATCCATCCCGTGTCAGAGACGAGGCTAGAGTATCCGGAATCTGAATAGCACGAAATGCGATATTTCATCGCGAGAGAACCGTTATGCGGCCCAAGCATGATCGCTTTTTGCTGTTTCGCCAATCCGAGATCGATGCGAAATTTCGTGCTCGTCAAATTCGCATTGGTTGATCGCGCGACATTGTAGAGCGCGCGGCTTTGTAAATTCGCAAGTGGCAGTCCAGTGCTCCACGAGCCATAGGCGCCGAATGCTCCGGAGTCCGAAAACGGCTCGTAGAAAAACAAAATATCAGCCATGACACCTCACCCGCACAGATAGATGCAGGCGATGAGCTTGACATCGGACGGGTCGCCAAATGACGCTGCCTCGCGCGCCTTCGCGACGGTCGTGGCGCGCACGATGTCATCGGCCTGCTTCATTCCCTTTCCTGGAGTAGAAGACGCCGCGATGAGGTCGCCAGCTGCGATATTTCCGCCCTCGCCGCAAACATTGACCTGTCCCTCTCCGACCGCGTTCATAAGCACATAATGATATGCGTCCTTCAGCGCGTCCCATGTGGCGGCCATTTCTTCCGGCATCGTAAAACTCATCGGTTCCGGCGGCAGGATCATGGGGCCGTTTGGATCGGAGGAAAGCCGCCAAAATTTCGGCGGCATGGTCCTGCGCGCGAAAACGGCCGGGATCATGTTGTCAGCGAGCAGGCCGTTTTTGACGGCGACCACGCCGACGGCGCCCTTTTGCGCCGCCGCCGTGCAGCGCGCGACCTTGAAAAGCGTATTCGAAACGCCTCCTCGGACAAGGCATTCGACATCGACGAGAATATCGCCGATCTCTAAGACTGCATCATCGTCCGGAGTGACCAATGCGTCATGGGCGCCCGTGAATGGCCCATAATTGGTCCCAGACCCGTCCGCGTAGAAATCGTAGCCGGTCGCCGCCCCGACAATGCCTGACGTGCCGCCTGATGATTGTCCCCTCACTCCATGGCAGTTGCCTGACCCGGTAGCGCCATAGCCGTAAATGGCCTCGACGTTAATTGACTGCGCGTAGATCGCATTAAGCGTCGCGGACGCCAAATTGGATGCCGTGGCCATCTCCAGTAGCGGCTTCCAAAATAGCGCTTGCGCCGTGTTAGCATCAGCCAAAATGATAAAATTTCCAGCGCCGTCGCTGACGCGCAAATTGCTTGATGACAGCGTGCCGGCTATTACCTTGTCGGCGCTTAGACTGCTAACCTGCGCGTCTGAAACCGACCCGTTCGGCGGCACCTGATCGCTCGTCGTCGAAACGATCCCGGCGGTCGCGCTCGCCGGATACCAGGCTCCATAGAGCCCGCTGGCATCCTTGGCGCGCGCCCAATAATATTTTGTTTGCGAGACGCCGAGTCCGCCATCAACGAGAGAGACGGCGCCAGTTCCGACCAGCGATGCCGCGGCGCGGTTGTTGGTCGCCGATGCCCAAACCTCCACGGTCGAAAGCGCCAGATATGGCAGGCACCCTGATAGCGTCCCGCCAAGCGTTGTGAATGCGATCAAATTCTGTCCGACGCCGGGAGTCGCGGACAGGGATGTGATCGTGATCGCGCTATCAGCCATATAGGTCAACCAGGACAGTATTGTCGACGCGGCTATCCGTGCGACCGATCACCCGCATTGGGCGCCCGGAATCATATCCAAAGCGCGGGACGCGGATGGAAACCGTGTCGCCAAGATTGATCGAAGTCGCACGGTCCATCCACAGCATGACGTTCACGCGATCGCGGCGTGCGCCATAGAGGGACAGCAACCGCGCCCCCTCGCTCAGAGCGTCCGAGAGCTGCGTCAAATAAGTGTCCATCGTGAGTTCGACGGCGAGCTTGAATTTGGTATTGATCGACACGTCTTCGCATTTCGCCTGTCGCCATTCCGTAAGCAGGTAAGCGCGGGTATCGTCGTCGACGCAACCATGAACTTCTGAACCCTGCATGACGAAATAATTGCGTTTGTAGTTGATAATGACCCGATAGGCCGGAATTCCCCGGCCAGCATCCTGCGTCACCTCGAACTTCATACGGTTCTTCTCGAGCATATCGTCGAGCGTCAGAGTGTCCGATGGCGTTCCCGGCGCCGAAAAACGACCAACTACTAGCATTCCCAACGAATTTGGAGCGATCCAAGCTCCGATCGACCCGAGCACCTGCTGTATCGCGGCCAGCGCGTTTATTTCGCTGTCGAGCCAAACCCCTACCTCGGCCGAATTGAGCCCATCAAGCGCCGTTATGCTGGAATCGTCGAAGTCAACCCCGGACACAAGACCGAATTTCTGCATCATGCGCTTCGCGACCTGTCCGGCGCTTCGGGTCGATCCTTCAACGACATCCGCCGTGCATTGGAACGAAGTCGCCGCGATTCGGAACAGGCCGAGAGAGAGCGCGGTCGCGAATTGCCCAGGGATTACCGTCGCAGCTCGCAGCGCCGCGATCGATCCATAATTGCTCGCTAGATCGAGCGGAACGCCGCCATCATAGGCCTGGATGCTGGCTACCGCTCCGTCGGAGACCTGATAGATGCCATCGAATGGATTGACCGGAAGCGCCTTGATATTATAGACGCGGCCAAACGCCAGCGGCTTGACCTGATCTTTTAGGTCAACGGTCCCATCCGCGGAGTCCGCCGAACCTGTTACCGTTCCACCATAGCGCGTCGTCTGCAATGGCAGGTCGAGATCGAGCCGCCTATCGAACATGCGGACGCGTAAAGTCTGCCAGGCATCGGCGGTGTCTATGCGCTCGACCCTGCCCTTAAACACGGTGACGGCGCTCGAAAAGGCAGACTTCGCGGACGCTAAACTCTTGATCTCAACCCGGCGGCCATCAAAGCCAAGATCGAACCATGAATCTAGCGCCCCATCGGCGTTAGCGATGATGACGTCTCCATAGCCTATGTCGCCACTACCAGAACCAAGCGATGCGCTCGCGCCATTGGCGGTCATGGCAGAGCCGCTCGTCTCCCCGGCCGAGAACAAATTGATGTTGAATGTGCCGGGATCGACGATGCGCGGCTCATAAACCGTATTGGCCGGGCTGTCGCTCGGCGACGTGATATAAGCCTCCGTCGCGAAGCGGAATGTTTGCAGGGATAAGCCATAGCCATCGATCTCGATGAGATAGACCGGCATGGCTATTTCCTCGCGATCGCGCGCCGATCATTGGCGCGCGTGTCTTGTTGGACTGCTAGCGTATTTTCGCGCACGGCGCCGACGGTCTCGGAATGCCCCGCGGCGGACACGGCGATTAGCTGTCCGAGCATCGCCTTCAAATTCGCCAGTTCCGATTTCAGCGAGGCGTTGTCGTTTTCCGGCGGCTGGCCGAAGCGGTTGATGTGGGACAGGACCGGAAGGGTCGATGGATTGACCGAGGGAGCCCGCGCGACGAATTCTCCGCCGGCTAGAGCAATATTCCCTCCGCCGGCATAGCGCGCAAGCACGCTATCCTGGTCATAAATGCCGTTGCCGACGATGCCCCCGCCAGCAAATCCGACGACGCCGCCAAGACGCATCGCTCCGGACGCCTTGGCCTGGTTGAGTGCGTCGGTCAGCGTCTGCGTCGTATAAGCTCCGGAGTTGAGTTGACCCGTCCAATAATTAAGCCCGGCCTGGTCGGCCGCGCGCCCGAACACGCTCTGATAAAGCGACGCGACGAAATTCTGGTTGGCGTTCTTCTGGCCCGTGAGCGCGGCCTGCAAATTCTGGATCGCGGTCACGACGTCGAGGACCGACGCGTTGACCGTTATCAGGCCGTCGACCTGCTTATTGAGCGCGTCCAACTGCGCCTGCGCCGAGTCGATCTGCCCCTGCGAACTATTAGCTAATGCGTCGAGCGTCGCCTGAACGTCGTTGAATATTTGATTATAGGTCGAGTTGAACCCAAAATACGACTTGGCCTGATCAAGATACGTCTTGACGACATCGGGGAGCTGGCCTTGCGCCGTCTGGTCTCCGGCTATCGCCTTTTTCGATACGTCTTGATATTGCGCCTGCGCGGCGAGAAACTGCTGTTGTGGCGAAAGAGGCGACAAGGCTTGATCGAATTGCAGGCTTGTCTTGAGCTGCTTGATCGTGGCGATGAACGACGTCATGCGCGTGATCGTGTCGTTGAGCGTTTGGGCCTCCTTATCGTATGAGGCCTGCAACGCGCTCCGCGCCGTGGTGACGGCGGACGCGGCATCATCGGCGGATTTCTGCGCCGCCTGAGTTGCGGCCTGAGCCGCCGCCGCCGCCGTGTCGACCACCTGAACGAAGGAATGCACGACGCCAGTTAGTTGCGGGAAGGCCGCAAGCAGCCCGTCGAACGCCGTCCCGGTCAATTGGGCGCTGTCGACAATGGCTTGCGCCTTGGCCTTGAACCATTGGTCGACCTGCGATTGATCGATGCCGATCAACGCCGCGTCTGACAAATTCTTGGCGTAAGCCGTAATGAGATCGGACGCGTCGTTTAGATAGGATTTTCCGTTCGCCGTGTTGATATCGCGCTGCAACCCCTGCGAGAACGTAGCGCGAAGTTGGTCTAGAGCCTTGGCGACGCCATCGCGAATCGCCGAAGCGGCGTTGTCCGCCGACATGCCGAGATCAACCAGGACTTTTTGCAAACCGGACGCCGTGCCATTGATTTCGTCGAACCGCGTCCTGACCGCGGTGAGCGGATCGACAACCTGAAGCGCCGATAGCGCGTAGGATTGCGTCGCCTTCGCCGCTTGCTCGACCTGCGGCGCCGTGTCGCCATAGGCCGTCTTCGTATCGGAAATGAAGCCCTGCAAATCTTGCCCGAGCTGCAAGATATTGGCGTGGGCTTGCGCGAAAGGCCCGCTCGCGCCGACGCCCTTCGACAATTCGTCGATGATCCCGGCCCAAGCATCGATGAAGTCCGATTTCAGCCGCGCGACGAGCTTGTTAAAATCGGACTGCAATTGAATGACCTGGCCCCAATCTCCCGCCTGCGCCGCCGTTTGCGTCAGCTTATCCAACGATTGTTGCGCGGTGTTGGCGCCGGTCTGGATCGACCCAAGCGGAACGCCAGACGCCTGCTGGCGGAATGCATTGATGTCGGGAATGGCGTTGACGTAATTCTGAAACGCCTGCATCTGCTGTTGCTGCTGCGCTTGTTTCTTCCCCTGGTCGCCGCCGAACAAGCCCAGGCCGGCGCCAATAACTCCTCCGGCCACCATCCCCATCGGCCCTAGGAAGGACCCTAGAGAAGCCCCGGCAACGATGCCGGAAATCCCGCCGGTGATCGCCCCCATGGTCGGGCTACGCGATGAAAGACCGGCGCCATAGGCGGAGGCCAGTCCGGCGATGGCGGTGACGCCCTTGGTGATCGACGTCGGGCTGATGCTGCCGAGGATTGAACCAAGGCCGCCTTGCGACGCGTTATCGTTCGCGATTTTGGCCGCGTCCTCGACGCCGGATTTCGTCGCGCCGCGAATCGTGTCGCCAAATAGCTTCAAAACGCCGCCCTGGCCGTTGGGGCTCGACGGGGCGAGACCAGAAATCCCGGCGAGCGAGCCCGTCCCGGAGATCAGCGCATCGAGCGCGTTGCTCGAAAAACTCTTGCCAAACGATTTCAGCGCGTCAGACATTTTGCCCGTCCCGCTCAACATCGTTTCGACGAAGCTCTTGAAGCTGTCGCCAAGGAATTTCTGAGCATCCTGGACGGCCTTGATCGCCTCGGCGGCGTCATATTGGCGCTGGATGAATTTGCCATAGGCATCGGCGGTCGCCTCGACGCTGGCGCGCAAATCGGCATACATCTGATGGCCCTGCTCGCCATATTTGTTAACGAGAGCCTGTTCCGTGACACCTTGCGCCGCGAACTGATTGAGCATCTCTTGGGCCTTGCTCGCGGCGGCGACCGCCCCGGCCGATTGCCCCATGGTCGCGTTTTGGACATCGAGCAACGCGTTTTGCGCGGCGAGCGAGATATTGGCGTCGACGATAGGTTTTTTCAGGAACTCATAGGCTTGCTGCGCCTTCTTGACGGACTCAGCCTGTTTGGACACGGCATCGCTGGTGGAATTGATTTGGTCGACCTGCGATGTCGATGTCGACGCCGACGCCGCCCCCGACGCCCCGCCGATGCCCTGCCAGTTCGAAATTCCCGTCTTGGCCGCGCCGTGAAAGTCTCCCCAGCCATGGGTCTTAACCCAATCGGCGACGAAATCGATTTGCTTCATGACGGTCGACGCGTCGCGCGCATCAAGGCCGGTCCGTTGCGTGAAGACGTCGCCGAGCCCGGAGACCATGTTTCCACCGGGCGCGACCCCGCCGTAGTGGAGCTGATACGGTCCGAACGAGGAGCCGCTGTCTCCAGTGTAATTTTTGAGGCCTTCGCTTTTCGCGACATTCACCGCGACGCTCGGATCGATGCCGCGCGCCGCGAAGGCCTGCTGAATATAGGAGACGATCGAATCCGCCGCGGCGGCGGCTCCAGTCGCGGCTCCAGTCCCCGCACCGGCGTTATTGGTGGAAAATTGAGAGCGGAAATCATTGAATTCCTGCTCGATTTGCTTCATCGCCTTTTCGAACGGCAGCATCCCGACGGTCGCAAAATCATTATTCGCCTGCCGTAGCATGTCGGCGGCTTTTCTGTTGCCCTCCGCGATAATCGCGTTGCGCGCCTCTTCCGCCTTGGCGGCGGCTACGAGCTGATCGCCCGTCTGACGCAATATATTGACGCGCGCCTGTTCTTCAGCGGCGGCGGCGCGCTCGGCGAATGTCCATGCCTCGCTCTGCTTGGACGCGAGTTGTGAGTCCTGGGCGATCTTCTCTATCTCGCTCTGCCAGTTCGTCGTCTGATAGGTGAGATTTTGCAGCGCGCGCTGCGCGTCGGCGGCGCTCACGCCCATCTTCTGCAAGATGGCCGGATCGACCACGGCGGACGCCAGATTCTGTTGCTGATTCACCAACGTCTGACGCTGCGAAATCTCGGGAAGGGTCGATCGAACGATATCGGCCGCCACTTGGGATTTTGTCATGCGCGCCAATTCGTCGGCCGCGTCGCTCGCGGCTTTCTTCGTGCCCTCAATTTGTTTCTTGAGCGTGTCGATTTGTTCTTGCACGAATTGCAGTCGGCCCGTCGTATCGCCACGCAGGAAGCTGTCGATAAAATTCGTCGGTTGCGCGCCGATCGTCGCCTTGATCGCCTCAAGCTGCTGCAACTGCTTTTCGAGCGATGGCGCGAGGAAGTTCTCGACGGCGTGGGCGCCCGCCGAAAACGCGCTTTGCAGCTCCTCCCACGCTTTCTGGAGCAACCCGGTGTTATCCGTGGTTTTCTTAATGCTGCCGGAAAAGGCCTCGAACAGAACCTTCTGCGCTCCGGCGAGGTTCCCCTGATCCTGCAAGTCCTTGATCAATTGCTTCGTGTTGTCGTCGAGAAAGCCCAGGCGCTTGTTGAGTTCTTCCGCCCCTTTCGTCGGATCGGCGAAGGCCTTCGCCAGTTCGTCCCCGGCCTGCGTCAGGTCCAATCCGAACGCATTCCCGAATTTCTTCGTCGATCCGATCAGGTTTTGGATCATATCTCCCCTGATCGCGCCGGATGAAGCGAATTGCGCGGCGAGATCGACGCCCTGGCCCTGGCCGATGCCGGCCGTCTTGGCGCCGGCCTCGGCGATCTTCGACAGGTCGCCCACGGTGACGCCAGCGGCTCGCCCCACGCCGTTGAGCGACTGCGCAAGCTTGTCTTGCTGCGCGCTGAATTGATAAGCGGCCAGCGCCGCCGCCCCGAGCACGGCGACGAGCGCGGTCAGCGGATTGGTGACGATGGGGGCGATCATGGCGCCGACCGCGCGAAGCGTGCCGCCAACCCCGCCCGAACCACTGGAGAAAATTTGGGCGATGCGCCCGCCCTCAAGCGCCAAGGCGCGAATCGGGTTTTGTCCGGCGACTATTTCATCGACGAAGGATTTGACGACATGCACGCCCTCCATCATCTGCATCTTGTTGAGGCCGACCGAGCGCGTGTGATCGTCCAACGCCTCCTTATTGTCGTTCGTCGCCTCCAGGGCCGCTTTCCGCGCCGTGGCGAGGCCGTTCATCGTCGCGGTATAGGCCGCGGTCCCTTCCAGGCCAGCCGCCTGAGCCTGAGCAAGCGCGCGCTCGATCTTTTCCATCTGCGCTTGCGCCTTATAGGCGGCGTCGAGTTGCTTGGCGTAGCGGTCCAGCGTTGTGGCGTTGCGTTCGCGAACCTTGGACGTGGTGTCGGACGCGACGGTGGCCTTATCCTCGGCGGCCACGAGCTTGTTGAGAGCGGCTGTCGCCTGATCGACGCCGGTCGACGTGACCTCGATGTCAATTATCGACTGGACTGAATTCGCGGTCATCGGGAACCTCGCCCATCCCGCCCGGAGACGATCCGTCGCTTGCTTGAGAGGGCATTAGAGACTCGACTCTCAAATCGCGGCTGATATTTTGTTCTCTCGGTTCCGCCGTGAAGAAGAGTTTTTGGAGGGTAGGCTATGGGATTCATCAAAGGGATGGCTGCTTTCTTAATCGTCGCGTTCATATTGCTCGCCGCTCTGAATGCGGCCTACCCGCCGGACCCGGAATACGGCAAGCGCTTGTTAGAAAAAATCCAAGCATCCTGCCGTAAAGAATACAGCCCTAACGAAAGCGCGGTCATGGATTGCCAGATTCGGCTTGCACGCAAGGCGCTGATCGATGACGTCGCTCGGCGCCAGGATCGCGCTGCGTCCGGGGCTGGCCTCTAAATCCCGTCTCCCGCCCCTCTCCTGGTTCACCCAGAGAGGTAGGCGAGCCTACCCGTTCGCCCTGGCCTTGATCGCCGAAAGCAGGCCGATGACCGCGCTATCGTCCGTCATCGGCGCACGCTCAATCAATTTGAATTTTCCATCGGAGGCCATCGATTTCGCGATGACGGAATTATCGATCCGTCGCAACAGCGAGACTTCCCACGGTGTCGGGCGAGAATCCGTCAACCGCGCCCATGCCTCTATGTCGGGATAGGTTATCGGGTTCAGCGCCATGCCGCCGCTCGTGCGCGCCGCCGCCAGTTCGCAGAACCATTCCCATATATGCGCGACCTCGGATGGAAGAATCGCGGTCGCGCGATCGCCGCTCAGGGCCGCCTCGGCGAATGCGATCAATCGCTCGGCGAGGCTTTCAAGAAATTTGCGCGGTCCGAGATAAACGCGTCCGCCTGCTCGCGCAGCCACGGCAATTTCTTGTAAATCGCGCGGGCGTTGTCGATCGTGAAGGGAAGATCGCCATCGGCTCCGATGCTGATTCCCTGCCATCCGATCGTCGCCGCGACGATCATTTCAAGCGCGTCGTTTTCCAATTCCTCGGCCGATAGCTGAACGCGACGCCCGGCCTGGTTCGCTCGCAATTTGCGATTGGTCGCGGCGCGCTGAGCCCGCCTGAACCGCTCGCTGTCGGCCCCCGCCAGCGTCAAGCTGACGGGCTTGCCGTCGCCGAACGTCAGAACGGCGCCGCTGACCGGATGCGTGACCTGCATGACGGCGCCCGATTCCGAAGCCGAGGATATGTCCAATGTAGAGAGATCGAGACCCATTTATCTTTCCCTTTTGATGAAAAACAGCGAGCGACGCGCGCCTGCATCAGGTCGCGGCGACGACCGTGATCTTCGAATTGATCACGACATCGAACGTCCGGGCGACAATGTTGTCATTGGTCCCGATGTTCTCTTTCTTGCCGCTCACCAGACCGATGAAATAGTTCAACTCGTCGGTTCCGGTCGATGGCGTGATCGAGTTCGGCAGATCGACCTTGAACGCATAATTCTTATTGGTCGCCTCCGCCGCGATGAGCGCGAGCTGCCCCGTGTCGTCGCCGTAATGCGCCGTCGTCACTTGCATCGTTCCGGCGTCGCGAGCGCCTTTCGACTTGCGGACGCGGCTATCGCCGATCACCGCGAAATTGATAACATTGGCCTGGTCGCCATATTGGCCGAGGGTTTGGATTCCGGTGATCTCCACCCACGTCAGGGCGGCGTAAGCCGCGGCATCGGCGGGTTCAGAGGTGACGGCCACGTTGGAGATATAGAACTTCGAGCCTGTTGCTGTGAAAACGAAAGACATGGTTATGCTCCATTAGCCAGCCGTCCAGTAACGGCCCAGCGTCTCAGTTGTTGGAGATGTAGAGGTAGGGGACGACGATGTAGGTTCGGAAATAGTTTCCATCATCCGCAAGGTCGTCGACGCGCGGTGACGTTGGCGAAAATGGGCGAGTGTCGACGCCGCCGAACGTCCTGTCGAGGAACAAGGCGCGCAGCTGCTCGCCATAATCGAGCGCCTTGGAGACGCCGGCTCCGCGCTCCGTCGCGATGATGACGCGGAACCCGCCGGTTTCACGATAGGAATGTCCGAGCGTCGTTTTTTCGCCATTGGCGACGGGAAACTCGACCGCGATAAACGGCGCGCCATCGGCCGGCGCCTGCAAATCCGCGTTTATTTCTAGGATGGCGCACGCGGTCCAGTTCGCCGCGAGATAGGCATGCACGGCGTCGACGACTGCTTTTCTCGCCATGACTACCTCGGGATGATCCGGATCGCGGGCTGGCGCATTATCGCGGGCTTGCGCATTTGACGCGTTTTCTTTCCAACTTCCGCCGCCCCTCCCGTCGGGGAGATATATGTAAATCTGATCAGAGCGGCATTCCCAAAGCGTCGCTTCGCCAACTCCGTGACGACCTCGTAAACGCCATCCGCCGCTTGTTCCGACAGGCCGCGCTCGATCTTGCGCGCATAGGGTTGGGTGTTCACGAAAACATAGTTTTCGGCCGGCGGTATCGTTCCATCGACGTTTATCTCGACGCCATCCGCGAGCAGGATGTGGGATTTTTGATAGGCTCCCGTCAGCACGGGAGAGTGGATAATGAGCTGCTCGCCGATCCACGCCAGCGTTTCGCCGATGAGTTCGAATTCGAAGACGATATGCCCGCGATCCGGATTGACGCTCTCCAATGGAGCGCCCTCGCGGCCGTCGACGAATGTCTGGTAGGGCGGCGCCATCCCAAGAGCGGCGCGGTTTTCCTGTTGTGCCTCGGCGAGAATGTCCCTCGCAGCGTTCGCGGCCAGTTTTTGACGCGCTTGCGGCGAAAGCGTATTCGACACGAGCAGCTCAACGTCGCGTCGAAATGTCCGTATCCGCGCCATTCATCAAGCGGTTCTGGCGAGCACCGCGATGAGATATTTCGCGGTCGCGCCGGAGCTGTTGGCTATCCTGAGAATGTCGGCGGTTCCGGCCGCCACCGCGCCAATCCCGGCCGCGTCAGGGCATGCGAGAAACAGGATGCCGCCGGGCCGAATTGGACCGATCGTCGGCGTCGTGCCGCCAAGGAAGCCGACAACAGGATTGGAGCCGCCGCCGATCGTCAGATTCGTCGTGTTCGCCGTGCCGTCCTTTTGCTTATTGATGATCATGATCGCGACCAATTCGACGGCGGCGATCGATGCTCCAAGCGCGTCGGTCAGCGAGCCGTTGAGGTCGATGTCGTCATTGGAGGCGCTTGAAACGCTCCGCTCCGCGAAATACACGAGATCGGCCTGGGCGGCCCCGGTTCCATTGGCGATCGCTTGGGCGAACGAAATCGCGGCGCCCCAACTGGGTCCGCCTGAAAAAGCGTTAGCGCCTTCCTGAGTAGCGGAAAACGAGGCATTGAGCTGAGCTGTCAACGTCATTGCATTTCCGCCCTTCGGCGGTCCCTAGTTGTTAGCCGCGAAGCTGAAAATTATATCTGACGACCGACGATGCGATCGTCACCGTCTCGACGGATTCGATATTTCTGATGCGCCCGTCGGCGAGGATTTTGTCTCCGCGCGTCGGCGTGAGAAACGCCCATGCCGTCCCCGGTAGCGCGCTTGGGGAGATGATCGCTGAGCTGTCGCCCTGGATGATGCCGCCCGCTATTTCGTCGGGCCGATAGTTTCTCATGAACGATTGGATGGGAACGTCGACATTTGGCGTTCCCACTCGGCGCAAGATCACCAAGCGCCCGTCTCGAGAAAGCCGACGATCCAGTTGAGAAAGCGCTTGCTCCGGCGTCAAGACAAAAACCGCAGCTTGTAGAGCGCGCGGGAAAAAATCGCGCCAAGTTCATCGATCTGGTTCGCGATCACCGCATCGCCCGCCGAGAGGTCGTCGCGATTGGCGGATAGCCAATCGGATTCGGAGCGGATGCGCTCGATGATATCCGCGCCATCGAAATTCATGACCTGGATAGCGGTGATGAGAGAATTACGACCCTGATAAACCTCAACGATTTCGTCCAGCTTTTCGATCATGGAATCGTAGAACTCGCCAAGCGCCATGTGCTGCGAAAAGTTCGGCGTCGCCCAATGAGCGAGATGCGCAGCGTTGCGCAGCGCGAAAAGCCGCGAAACCAATTCCTCGATCGGCATAGCGTCATCTCCGACCGGCTCACGCCGGGAATTGTTAAGCTGTTCTTGCGAACTCGCCATAGAGACGCTGTGCAGCTTCCGAATAAGAGGCGGATGCATCTTCTGCGCTATTGAAGCGTCCTAGATGATAGATGCGGCCATTTCTCCCAATATGCGCCACCCATTTGCGACGCGACTTATCCCAACTCACACCTTTCCGCCCACTCGTGTTGTCGGCGCGAGTTCCTTTATTTGCATGGTTCTGCGAGCGTGTCGCAGCGCGTAGGTTTGCGAGTCGGCTGTCGATCGGGTCGCAGTTCGCGTGATCAATATCGCCTTCTGGCCATGAGCCAGTTTGTATGAACCAAGCGAGGCGGTGAGCTTTATATTGCTTCTTGAATATGTTGATTTGTAGATAGTTATCTTTATCCGGAGTCCCAGCGACATTACCGGCGTAACGTGAATTCCACGTCGCGCACGCGTTATTCTGGCGCGGCCCGTCAGCAAACATCTTCACCGCGCGCTTTCGCCATCGGAACACGCCAGATTTAGGATCATAGTCTAGTAATTGACGAACAATATCTACCGTGAGAGTGTCGTATTTGGTCATTTGCGCAGCTTCCTTGCGTTTATGATCAGAAGCCGGCCTGTGTTAGCGCGCAGTCCGGCTTCACTATTTTACAACAAACGAAAGACAAACCCGAAAGATATTTAATTTGGTAAATGATTCACATAGCCGCCCGCGTCGAGCGCGCCGAGCAGCGACGGCGGAACTAGATCGCCGAGGTGGGGATTTCCGAACCATTCTGATCGGCCGATGCCATCGACGTAATCGAGCTTTTGATTGGGATCGCGCCCGTCCTGGTGCCACAGAATTTGTGTCAACTGGCTGGCCACCAATGCGAGATCATCCGGAACGGTTGCATAGCCGGCGTCATACGTGACGACGATCTTCCAATTGATCCACGCCGTCGGCTGATCGGCGGAAAGGCGGACAAGAATTCCATCGGCCGCGCGAAGTTCATATTGCGAGGCGTCGAGCGCCGTCCCATCGGCGACGACTGACGCGACGGAAACGGCAGGGCACCGCGCGAGGATCAGCGAATGTCGCATCTTCTCGCTATCGGCGAATGGCCACGCCCCATTGGCCCAATAGGAAGGGCGTCGGAATGTCTCGACAATGGTTTCCTTACGCAGCGTCGGCGGGTTAACCCCGTCGGAGACGACGCGGCAAGCCTTCGTGATCGCGGCCGCGATGCGAGCGCCGAGCGCGGTGAGCGTCGCATCCGAGGATGATCCCGTCACCCCGGCGGCGGCGCGAAGCTGCTCGATCGTGAGCAGGGAGCGATCCGTCGCTGGGGTCTGGACCGCGATGAATGACTCGAAGGCCATGGTTCAGGACAGCCGATAGAGCGTCCATGCCCCGGCGGCGGTGCGGCGCGCGCGGAACCGACCAGACGAATTCAAACTCCCGGCGGCGCTATAAGCCGGAATGTCCATGGAGCCGACGAGCGTCCATCCGGTGTTGGTCGTGAGGCTCGCGTCCTCGGCGTCGACGGTCGAGATGTTGATGACCGAGAAATCGAATGAATCGTTCGCCCCGAACGCTGGGAGCGCAGTATCCATCGCGGTCGCGAGGGGAAGCTGAAGCGCCGATGCGCCCGCCGCCGCTTGGTTCACGGTAATGATGCCGACGAGAATTTCCGCGGCGGTCAACGTCGCGGAAACGGTCTTGGCCGTCGGCGTCGCCTGGACGGGGGCGTTAACCCCGCCATTTTCGATGAGGCCGCCGCTTTCGATCGTGATCTTGCCGCCAGATGCGACGACGAGTTCATCGCCGCCCTGTTTCAAATAGACTTTCGTCTGATAGGTAAGGTCGGACATCGCCGCGGTCTCCTCGAGAGTGGGAATGGGCGCCAAGCCGGCGCCCTTATATCAATTACGCGACGGGCGGGTTCACCGTGGGGCGGTTCTTCGCGTGTCCAAGTATCGCAACGCCGGCCATGAACCAATCGCCGGAATTATTCCCCGTGGGAGTCACGGTGACGCGGACATAGCGCTTGGCGCCGATGTAGCCAATCTTGCGCGTCAGATTATCGTCCGCGAAAGTGAACCCGGCGAGCGCGGTCGTCCCGATCAGATCGGTCGCCGCAGGGACTGCCGTGTCAGCGAGCGCGGAATCGTCGCCATGCTCCAACGTCACGGCGAACGTGGCGTCCGCGTCGGTATTCGTCCCATCGATCAGGACGAACGTGCAGCTTTCATAGCCGGCGGTATCGATGATGGCCGAAACGCGCGCGGTGCTGCTGTTGGTCTGCGCGGCGATCGGTGCGAAGAGATATTTCGTGTTGATGCTGTTCAAAAGATCACGGCGCATTGGCCGGGCTCCTTCTGAAAGAGGGAAGAATAGAGGCGGCGCAAGCGCGCCGCGATTATCACTGCGTCAGGTATTTGACGGGGTGCGTTCCGGCGTCGACAAGCTGGCCGTCCCAACGCTGGAAGGCAAGGAATCCGGTCTGGTTGTAGTCGGCATAGCGTTCGGTCAGGCGCAGCACCTGGACGCCAGCGACGCGGCGGATGAAGTATTTCGAGAAGTCGCCGAAGGCAACGGGCTTCTTGCCGGAGCCGATAACATCCATGCTCTGATTTATGATGTAGGGATAGCCGCCGAGGCGATCCGGCTCCTTGAACTGCAGGCCGGACGTCCAGAGATATTCACCCTCGCCATCTTTCAGTTTCTTCAACGCCTTCAGCGTTGAATCCGCGAACATGAACTTCGCATTCGTGCGATAGGCCGGGTCGACGCTATGCGGGAGGTCGAAAGCGAACTCATCGGCCGTGATCGCCGTGGCGCTCGCCGCCGTCACGCCGAGAGTAGCCGCCGTCACGACTCCGGTCGGCTTGCTGGCGCCGTCGCCGGTCGTGAAGTGATCGTTCACGATGCGGGCAAGGCGCGTCCCAAGCTTCTGCGCGAGATAGGAGTCGAGGTTGAACGCCGAATCCTGCAAGAGCTGGTTCGAAACAAGAACGAGCTTCGACGTATAGGTATAGGCGTTCAGGGTGACGGCGCCGAAAGCGATATCCTGATTGCCCGTCTGCGTGTTCTCGGTGAGAATCGCGCCCTTGTTCGTCGTGTCGTTGTCGGTCGGGATCGGCAGAGCGTTGCCGGTCGACGTGTCGAACACGAAGGCGTTTTCCAGCATCCCGCCGTATGCGAGCTGCGCGCTCTCGATCTGGCCGTAGAAGCCTTCCGGGACGGTATATCCGCCGGCCGTATCGGGAACGGTTCCGAGCGCCGCGCGGAAGCCGCCCTGTGGGTTCTGGATGCGCTGTTGGGCGATCGATCGCTGTTCATCGGTCATATTGGCGAGGCCGAAGCGCAGATAGGCGCCGAACGCCTCGTTCTCCAGCGCATTGCGTTCCGCTGCTTCGTCCTTCGAGATGCCTTCGCGCCCGGCGCGGCGTTCGATGCGCGCGGAAAGATGCGCCTCTTCGCCTTCCAGCCGTTCAACGCGATCGATATCCGCCTTCATCTTATCGGCGGACGCCATCATCTCGTCGAACTTGGCGCTGATCTCATCGGAGATCGCGCCATCGGACGGGAGCAACGCGCGAGCGTCCTCGATCAGCTTCGCGCGCTGCTCGCGCAACACCTTGCTTTTCATATTCAGATTTCCTTTTCAAAACCGGCGTCTCACGATGAGCCGCGGGATGGATAACCGTCACGGAGCGCTAGCGACCTTGCCCAAGGGTCGGAAAGGGCGCGTTCGGCTTGCCCGATTGCTTCCGACTCGCGGGGGTCCGCTCCCCGTGTCCGCTATCGATCGGGGCGTGTTTGCCCTGTGCGCCGACGCAAGCAGTGGAGGTTAGCGGACCGGAAACATGGTGAGCGACGGGCTGTGCCCCTACGGTCTTGCCGTCCCTAAAAGGTGCTGGAGGCCTCGCGAGCCGGACCAGATCGCTCGGGGTATTTGAATTCGAGCGAGGCGGTCGCTACGCCGCCTGTCCGCAATGTCCGGTCCTAGGCCGCCGTGCCACCGCGCTTCATCGCGCAATGGACCCAGGCCGCGCCGTTGATTTCACCCGTTACAGATGCGGGGACCGTAGCCGCGTGTCTGCTTTCCACGCCGCCGCTCGAAACATGACTGCCCATCCGGGCGAATTATCGCGCTTTCAGCTTCCTGTTGGAACGCCTCGCGCGCCGGATTTTGCTTTTCGCCTTCCCCTCCGGAATCCGGGAAATAAAGGGGTGCTATCGCCGGCCATCGCTTCCGGCACGCTTCGTTGCCCATTCGGGCGAAACTTCGCTCGCGGCCCATTCGCCGCGAGCAGGCGTCATTCCGCGTGACGCGCGCCTACTCCGAACCCCGTCCGGGCCGCCTTGCGAGGCCGCGCCCGGATTTGCCCCCGGTTCGTTTCGCCCTGGGATTCAAAAAATGCCGACTTGTCCGATTGCCCCACATGCAAGCGCCTGCCAGCGCCGCCCCTCTTTCGATCGGACCGTGTTTGCGCTGCTGGCCGGCCAGAACAGCGGGACTCGAGGGGCTGGAAAGTTGAAAGATCACGCCGATCGCCGTCAGCCGGTTACGGCGGACCCGCTCGATTCATCATTCGCGCTCGGCTATCGCGAGCCGCGTTTTCATCGCGCGCACCTTGCTTTCGAGCGATGCGTTGGCGCCAGAGTCCGGTTGTTCCGTCGTCTCCGAGCTGTTGGAGATTTCATCGACGAGACCGAATGCCTTTGCCTCGTCGGCCGTGAACCATGTGCCGTCGTTCTTGCCTTCGCCTTCCATCATGGCGAGGCATTCGGTGGGCGTCTTGCCGGTCTTCGCCGCATAGATACCGGAGAGCTGCGCATCGATCTTCTCGAGGATCGTCGCTGTCTCGAGCATATCCAATTTATTTCCGATAGATAGGCCCCATGCACAATGTGCCATCATGAGGGAATTTTCCGACATGACACAGCGAGCGCCGGCGAGCGCGATGAAAGAAGCGGCCGATGCGGCGATCCCCTCCACAACGCAGGTGACATCGCCCTGATGCTGTTTCAATGCGTTGTAGATCGCGAGTCCGTCGAAGACGTCTCCACCGGGGCTGTTGATGCGGACGCGGATGGATGAAGAGGAGATAGCGCCAAGCTCGGCGATGAATTTCTTGGCAGTGACGCCGAAATATCCGATCTCGTCATAGAGCATGATATCCGTTGACCCATCCTCGAGCGCTTTGATGGCGATCTTTGCCTTGGCGCGCGGCTGCGGGGTTCGATTGTTGAAGCGGTCGCTCCATTGGCGGCGAGCCGTTTCCTTGTCGAGACGGGCGAAAATGAGCGGCTTCGTCATCATGGCGTCGGCCTCGGGTCGGTTGGCTGTTGCGGCTGGCGTTTCGGCGGCCCAGCGGGTTCTTTCCCGCCGCTGTCCGTGGACGCTTCGGCGAGCGCATCTAGAGACCGCATCGCGCCCTGCATATAGAGCTTATCTCCGGGCTCTCCGGCCGATGGAAGGTTCAACTTTTGCCGCGCTTCATTCGGCTTGAGGATCGCCGTTCCGGCCAGCTTCGAATAGAGTTCCGCCTTCGCCTTCGCGTCCATCACGATCAGGCCTTCGCGGTCGAACTCGGCGCGATATCTTGTTCCGAGAAAGAGCTTCCGGTTGAACTCGCCTTCGATGCGACGAAGCAACGGATTGATCGTCGTGATCTGAAACCCGAGCATGATCTGTTCAATGCCCGCGCCCCAGGCGGTCATGTCGGCGTTCTCGTTCAGCAGCATCGCCGGAACGCCAAAGATGTTGCATAACTGCGCGGTGGAATAGCGACGGGTGGCGAGAGTTTCGGCGTCGACTGGCGAAATCTGCGTCTGGACCCAACTCGTTCCGGAATCGACCCATAATGTTTTACCGGCGTTTCCGACGCCGCTGTAATGGTTCTCGAACTGTTGCCGCATGCGGTTGAACGCCGCCGGCGAAATGCCTTCCTTCGCCGTGCCGATGCCGCTCGGCCTCACGCCATTCGAATGCAGTCGGGCCGTGAATTCCTCCATCGCGAGAGATGTTCCAATCGCCTGGCGTCCGACGGCGGAAATGACGGAGAGCCCGCGCAGCCCATCAAATCCGAGACCTGGGATATGGATCATGTCCTCTTGATCGACGATCTCCGATCCATCGTCGAGGCGGACGCGATAGGCGAGGCGCCCATCCTCCGTCCTGAAAGGCTCAACCTGCCACGGCAACAGCGGCACGAAGCCGACAATTCGATGCGCGTTATCATATTCGATGATGCTGTAATGATTGCCCCATAGAAGACAATGCACCATCATGATCTCGTTCCAGACGAACGCGGTCATGAAATCATTCGGCGCGTCGCGGAGCAGTGGAAACGCGCGATGGGAAACCGCCAGCTTCCGGCCGGCGTCCTCTAAATGATAGACGTTCAGATCGAGCGAAGCGACGATTCCCGACAAAATGGAGACGCAACGGAACACATCCACGCTTCGCAGGGACGAACGCTCGTTGACATGCGGCCCCGCCATCGTTGGACCGCCGCCGATGATAATCGCGAGCGTTTCCTGATTGATCGGGACATTCGGATTTTCGAGCGACGCGCTGAATGTGGGCTCCCGGCGCTCCGGAGCCTCGCGTTTCGAGAAAGGCCACATCAGGGCGCTATTCCGCCGCTAGGTCGAAAATTGACGGTTTATATCGTTTTGGCTCCTGCGTTTCCGCGACGCTCTCTCCCCATGACGCCGCATCGTCGAAAATGGAGCCGCCAGTTTGTGCTTCCGGGTTGAAACTCATCAGATGCACCGCGTTGAAAAGAGCCATTAGCGGATCGACCTTGCCGAGACCCGCTTCGTCGCGGGCAGCGCGAATCGCCGTCGTGGTTTGGATGATCCGCAGATTGCCGACGCACCAATCGAGCAGCGGTTGCGCGCCATGGCGAAAACGCCGGTCGGCTAGCATGCGCTCGACCGTCTTGATCGCGCCCATCAGGCCGATACCCTGGCGCACCGCCTCCAGCAGGCTCGCATCCTGCGTTACGCCGATTTTGTCGAGCGCGTCGACGATCGCGCCGATGCCCGCCGCGTCGACGCCGGTCTTGGCCAAGAGACCCATATCGCGCACCCGGACGATGAGGTCCACGAGATATTGGATGTCGGCCGGCAGTGCGCCAGGCGCATCGTCGGCCGGCAGCACGCCCTCGAGCAGCTTGACGAGGGCTGGATCCTCGTCAATCTCGTCCTCGTCAAGATGGCCGAAGCGGAACACGGTGAGGTCTCCAGCCTGTTTGAACTGGAGATAATTCTCGGCGTTGGCCTTGCGCCGCCATGCGCCCACCGTCGAAATCAACGCATGCGCCCAGCCAAGCCAGCGGCCCGTGTCGCGCTCCCGGCCGATCACCGCGACGCCTAACAGGTCGTCGAGGCCGCCGCCGTCGATGCCGACCGTAACGACCTCGCTGCGTCGAAGCAGCTCGTCGAGCGTGAGATCGCGCTCGACGCCACGCGCCCAGATTTGTGCGCCGGCCCAGCCGTCGAGCCGCTGCGATTGGCCGATCTGGACGTTGAGATGCTTGGCGAAGAAGCTGTTGAGCTGCGCCCGTCCGGCGCGCCCGGCCTCGGCATAGGCGGAGAGCAGATAGTTCTTCTCGACCGAGGCGCCAAGGTTTGGATTGGTGACGCCCCAATACTCCGGTTGCCGGAACTTTTCTCCCTTAAGCAAATCCGGCGGAAACTCATAGAGGACGCCGAGCTTTTCCGGGGCGATGGTCTTGCCGTCCCTGATATCGCGGAATTCGGCCAGCTTTTGCGCGAATACGCCCGTCGGCGGGCGATCCGACATGGTGGAGAGATAGATCACGAATCCCTCCGGCCGAGAAGCGAGACCGCCCGCCGCCTCGAGCAGGATATTATCGGCGGCGGCGCGCTGGCCGAAAACATGCAGCTCGTCGACCAGCAGCCCGATGGTTTTCTTGCCGGTGACGGTTTCCGAATCCGCCGCGATGACCTTGATAAAGGCTCCCGTGTTGCGGTGCTCGATCACGCGGCCGGCCGCGCTTTTCATGATGGTCGAGAGCACCGGATGCGCGCGCACCATGTCGCGCATCGGAATGAAGCTGTTGTCCGCGACTTCCTTGGTCGGCGCCAAAACGTAGAACTCTCCGGACTCGCGCCAATTGCGCGCGAGCGCTGTCAGCATCGTGCCGGCGGCGAGCGTGCTCTTGGAATTTTTCTTGCTGATCAGCAGGAGGAAATGCTGGATCAGCCGGCGGCCGGACACCGGATCATAGGCGCCGAAGATCGCCGAGACGAAATCGATCACCCAAGGCCGCGACGCCTCGCCGAATGTTGGACGGCCAACCGCGTCGACGATCTGGAGCGACTTGAAGACATCGAGCGCCGCGGCGGCCTCGGCCGGGAAGAGCGGGTCGAAGGGAACGAGGCTACGGCCCTGGACGATGCGTTCTTGCCAGTCCAGGCAGGCGGTGGACCAGCTGATCATTGCGACCTATGCGCGCCACCCGGCGGCGATGGCGTGGCGAATACGCCGCTGGCCGCGAGAGTCGCGGCGCGCGCCGCCTCCTCTTTCTTGCCGAGCGGCCGATCGCGCTGCTCCTCGGGCATGCGCGCCTTGCCGACCGTCCCCAGGCCTCTATCCAGCAGCGCCTTCGACGCCGACGCGATCGCCGTTTCGCTGGCGCCGTCAGCCGCGATCTTGCGCAGCGCCTCGATCGCAAGATTGGCGTAGCGGCGGGCCTCGTCGCGGATTTGCATTGACAGAGATTCCGATGGCGCGGCAGGAGCCATCATGAATGGCAGCATCGCCGCGTCGCCGCCGATTTCGACCGCCGGCTTGCCGTAGCCGCGATCGAGGATTTCCTTCGCGGCGGCGATCTTGGCCGCCTCACTTACCCCATAGAACAGCAGCTTGACCAGCGATTCAATCGCTCCCCTGGCATGCTGTTGGGCGACGCCATCGATCTCGACCGGCGGCTCGGATGCTAGCGCGGAGACTCGGTTAAGCGCCGAGATCGCCGACGGCTTGACATAACCCTTCGGCTTTCGGCCGGCGCCCGGGCGCTTGCCGCCGCGTTTCGATTTAGCGCCGTCGCTCATGTTTGATTTCCGGTTTTCAAGGGACCAATCAAAACTCCACCGCCAAAAGATTTTTTATACGCATGAGA